CCCCCCCCTATACCCCCTAAATAAATCACCGAAATATTCTTATTGTTTATTTACATCTCTGTATATTATTTAAAATAAAAAACCCACTCCAAGTATCGAGTAGGTTATTTAAATTGAAATTTAGCCTGAATTTTCTTTATTTGGGGGGTATTATTCTACAAGTATGATAACTTTCTTTTCTTCTTTGTCTATAATAAACATATCATTTACGCCTATTATATCAAGTACGTATTTATCTATCTTTACTCTTTCTGCATCTTCTAGTGCTTTATATCTGGCGGGGAATTCTAGAAATACTTCGTAGTCTTCATATTTATCATCTATTGCTTTTAGCGTGTTTATAAATTTAATTAGTTTCATTGTATTTCTCCTTTTATAAATTAATACCTAGTGTAAATTTGGATGATGTAACATTATCTAACATTGGTGGATCATCATCGTGGTGGGTTGGAGTACCACTACTGTTATAGTAGTTTTGACTTATTTCGTCCCAAAAATCATCTCCTAGTTTTAAGTAAGCTACCAGTCCACCGGGAAATTCACTTGGTCTTTTTCCTTTTGATAATTGTTCAATGTCAGCAGCATCTAAGGCAACATTCCATACCCCCACTTCTGCTACAGCCCCGTAGCATTTTTGGGTAAGACCTATGGTATTTCCTATGGCAAATCTGTCAGTATTATCTGGAGATTTATTTGAAGTGCTTGGTGTACCTCCTGTTCCATTTATAAAAGCTCTGTGATTAACAGCACTTGTTTCTACTACTGCTAAGTGCGTCCATTCACCAAAATCTACTGTTATTTCTGGAGAGTATGCTACTGTTGTGGTTAAATCACTTACACGAAACTCTACCCGTTCATCTCCGGGTGAGCCAGAAGAGCCTCCAAAAAACCTTAATAACCAGTGTTCTAATCCACTAGAATCTTTATCGCCTAAAGACATTACTTCATTAGTATTTTGCCATTGCAGAAATTTGAACCAGCATGAAAAAGTAAAAGGTGCTGAAGTTACTGGAGGAGAATCTGTATATACTGCTGAATTAACTGGACGAAAATCATATGCCATTATTTACTCTCTACTATCTTTAGTTTTATAGATTCTGATAAGTCATCTGGTGTTACCCATATATCATCTGTAGGTACTAAATCTACGCCAATATGTTTAAAGCAACTATCTGTAAAACTACTGCATATATGTGATGTTACACTTAAAGATTGTGGTTTAGGACCAGCAAATAAATATCTAAGTGCAACATAAATTAGCCGGAAAAAGTTATACATCTTTCCAACATTACCCCATGCAAAAGATATTAGTTTCATCTTATCTGTCTTACTTAAACTCTCTATTGTTTCAAATACCTGATATTCATCTACTCCTTCTAAGAAACTTTCCCAATCTTTTTCTACAGTCCCGAAAGCTGCTGTTTCAAACACACGCCATTCTCCTCCCTGCTTATATCTTATAGCTGCGTGTGTCCATTTAATACCCCACCATCTAACAAACCTATTAAAAAGGTGATCTCTATAGGTCACTACTACCTGTGTTTTCATTACGTCCTCCTTTACTGGCACAAAATATTCTTTAGCTGTAATAGCAATGTTTCTAAGGCAGATAGTCTTGTCTCCAAATTCAGTATCTGTTGTTCTAGAGAGGTTACTCTACTACCCAGCCCTGTGACTTCTTCCCCAAGTTTTGCATGTATTTCTTTTGCTTGCAAGTCAAACTGTTGCAAATTGTATACCTCCAACTTTAGAAAGTTTATTTCCTCTTCTAACCTTGCAAGTTCCTCATCACATGAACAATCTCCGTTTCCCGGCGGGGTTGTTGGGAATTTAAGTACTTCTTTTAGATATGCTAAATCGCCAAAGAAATAATTATGATCAACATTTCCACTTGCACCAACTACTGGTTCTACCCAACTGTGGGCAGGATAAATACCATTCTGCCAGAATAAAGTTTTTTCTTTAGTCCACCCTAAAGGTAAAGTCGGATAAGATACAGAAGACCAATGTGCAACCCATTGCCAATAGTTAGTAATCCAGCTTACAGAACCTATCAATGAGTTCCAGTAATAAGGGGAAGAATAAACTCCACCTTGAAACCCTAAGCCCTCTATTGTCTGTAAAGATGCTAGAAGTCTATTTCTTCTCTGATCTAAAGTAACTCCGTCACTACTTTCTACATCATCCCAAATAATGGGAACATATTCTATAGCATCTAGGAATCCTAAACTGCCTAGAGTATTTACACAATGTTTAGCTTGGTCTGCTCCACCATAGTTTCCTCTGAAGAAATGGTATGGCGTTACTATCAACCCAGCTTCTAAAGCTGTTTTATATTTATATTCAAAAGTTGGGTCTACGAAACCAGTACCCTCTGTAGCTTTTAGAATGACAAAATCAATGCCATTTGCTTTTAGAGTTGGAAAATCTATTTTTTCATTTGCGTTCCAATGTGATAAATCCAGACCTCTTAGCGTAACTCCAGAGGGTGCTGTTAATGTCCTTACAAATCTGCTAAACGAACTAACAGGTATCTCAAATTTATCCGCATTTTCTATTAGGCGGGTATTTGGATTAAAATCCTGATAAACCATTTTATATTCCTTCCTTTATTTAATTTTCTAATAAACTGCTACAATATCTGTAGCTGTAGTATCTGTAGAATAAACTCTTCTAACCTGAAGAGGATGTACAATTCCAGCAGCTAAAGCAACGAATGTCACCGTTTCCCCGCTGGCTAAGTCTACTTTAACATCTCCACTAGCACCAACATAAAGTCCTCTACTAACTTTGGCTAAATCTGCCGAATCGCTAGGCGTAACTGCTACAGCATAATCTGAAGGATCAATTAAACCACTCATTATTTTTTCTCCTTTTTCTTTCTTAGTATGTATTTACAAAGAGCAATGGCATCGGATTTACCCTTACCCTTATTCATTTGAGTTTTTACACATCTTTCCATAAAGGCTGTGTTTTCTTTATTATCCCCACCGAGCTTTTTATCAACACCGTAAGGCATATTATTTCTCCTTTGGGTATTTAGGTTCTAAACCTAAGTCGATAATTTGTTTAGTTAATATTGTAATACCCTCTTTTAATTCCTCTATTTCTTTTTCTAATTCCTCTATTTTTGTCTCCATGCGAGTTACAAGGACCTTACACTCATCAAATTGATTTTTAACTTCTACCATTAATTCAGTATAGAAGTCTTGTAAATTTCCAGCTGCATCTACGTATTTAGAAACTATGTCTGCACTAATATCTTCAGCCTCTCGCATAGCTTTCTTTTTATCTAGTTCCTCCATCTTTATTTGCCTTCTTATAGCATACGCCCCAGGAATGGCAGCTAAAAATGCAGTTAGTATCGGTAAGTATGTCAAAATTTGTTCCCAAGTCATTATGCACCGTTGCCCCTCCATCCAGAGCGATAGATGTAATATAGATATATGTACATTGTAATTAATCCCAAAAATTTAGAAAGGGATGCCCAATAAGAAAATACTCTTTCTGCTAATGATACTGGAATAAACAGATAATCATACCAATAGCCAAAAAAGAACAAATAAAAAAGGAGTGATTGAAATAACCATATTAATATTGGTATACCGAAGTAAAGACTATTCATTTTTCTAGATACTATGTGAGAAAAAAATATAGCACCTATAATTAGAAAAAAGTTAATCCATCTTACTGTAATTATATCAAATACTCCGTCAAACATTTTATATCTCCTATAAATTTACCCCTATTAATAATTTGGTTGCTAAAGGTTTTGATACAGAAGTGGTTACTACATTACTATATTGACTGTAATCAGAACCATCATATGCTCTAACTCTATAGCTCCAAGTTCCAGCATCCTGTCCTGAAATATCCTGACTTGTTAAAGCACCGGAATATTTCAATGCCCACTCTTCTTCCTCGTATTGTTCCCAAAGCTGGTAACTAGTAGCTCCACCAACAGTACTCCAACTAACTGTATAATCACTTTTACTTAAAGGATTATCAATAGCATAGAGCGTTGGAGCACCTATTCCACTAAAATCAGCATAATCCCAAAGAATAGTTAATGTAGGTTCTTTTCCATTAGTTAATTTTGAATAAGCACGACGATAAGAACCAAAATTACTGCTACTGTCTTGAAAAAGAACAATTAAAGTGTTTCCTCTTTCCCAACCGACTCTATCTACTATTTCCTGCACAACCCAACGTATGTCTACACTGTTATATTGATTTTCTGCTACCCAAGCACTTATATCACTCCATAAAGCATAAGCTGTAGTAGTTGGTGCTAAAATTAAATCTGCGTAGGTTTCTGGTACTTCTGGACTATCTTCATCTAATGCAACTATGTTAGCATTAACTGTAGTAGAGGAATCATTATCTGATGCTGTAAATGTTATATAAGCTTCTCTAATAATTGCTCCTTGAGGTACTTGTACATTTTCAAAAGCTAGGAGCGTTATTATAGAACCTTTGCTCCCACCAAGATGTCCACCTGGGTGTACTTTATTGGGATTTTTCTCATCAGTCTCATCACCAGCAAAATAATTAACATTATCTCCAACATCTGGTAATTCTGTATAAAAAGATAATACAACTACTTCAGCAACTATTTGGGCGTAACGTTGTTCTACTGTATCAGATTGTGGAGTAACAGCTACTTCAGCAACTATTTGAGCATACCGTTGTTCTACAATACTTGGGGAATACACTACCTCTAATGGTACTTGTGCTACATAACCTGAAATTGTCACTCTAATCCTCCATCTTCATCCCAAATTCAGCGGAATTTATCTCATCGGATGTCCACCCACTGGTTGTTGCTGGACTTACCTCATTTAATACAAACTTATAACCATATGTATCTGTAAGAGTCATTACAGAATTCATTGGGTAATTTACACCACCTATTCTTGCAGCTGCTTTGAATGTCCTATCCCCACCAGTACCTCTATTACCATAAAAGGATTGTTGTATTCCATGTATAATGCCAGAAGGTATTGTTTCAAAAGAGTAGGTATCATATGCACCAGAAACAGTAGTATAAACATAATCAGATGTATTTGGTTCAATTTCGTCTACACAAGCATAATTATCTCCGGCAGAAGGTGTCCAATCGGTATTACTTCCAACCCCATTAGGCATTAATAATTTTACATTTACATCCCCAAGAAAATCATTATTTATAGTTCCCTCTGAATTACAAATATAAATATCATCAAATCTAATATCCCCACTATAATATGGACAACCCCATAAACGGTAAAAATCAACATAATCTGTTGTACCGTTTTTAGTATTTAAACCAGTAACATCTAATATTTTCTTACCATCAATTCTTATTTCTACGCTACCATTAGTATCATGTATATATGCTTTTATTTCTAAATAAAACCATTTATATCTAGGAAGAACGCCGTTGGCTGTTTCTGTTAGGTAAGTTCCATTTACTTGACCTCTCACTACTCTTATACCGTGTTGTGGAGCTGCGAATTCAAACATTAAATAATCAGTTTCTCCCTGTTTACCAAAACCAACCCCATTGCTATAATTATTATAAGCTTGTCCTATTAAGCTAAGATAAACAGCTGCACCAAAAATGATAGTTGAATCTGTATTAACTAGACATTGAGTTAAATGTCCTCTGTCCCAACCATCGCCTTCCCACATACGAAAGGCGGAACTACCATATCTTCCAGTAGCATTACCATAGTTCATGCTTTGTTGCCAATAATAACTACAGTACTTATTCAGTAAAGCTGCATCAGAAGTTCTGTCATCAAATGATTCTGCCCAAAGTAGTGTCATATTATTGCTCCGATTTCATACCAAATTCAGCAGAGTTAACATCAGCAATTGTCCATTGAGAGCTTGTTTCTGGATTCAAACTGGAAACTTCTTGAACATATGTACCAGAATCTTGCAGATAGTGTAATACATCCCCGTCATAAGTAGTAGATGTTGGTCTGAAAGCAAACCTGCTTTTCTTAAAACCAGCATTGGTTTTCCAAGTGTATGCAGACATTTGTATACCATGCACAGCACCGGAGACAACAGCTAAATTATCAAAAGAATATGTATCATAAACACCGGATGCTGTTGATTCAACATAATCTGCTGTATCTACATAAAGATCATTAACACATTCATAGTTACTTCCAGTAGATGGTGTCCAACCAGTATGAGCACCAGCACCATTTGGTTTTAGGTTTACTACAGCAACATCGCCTAGAAAATCATTAGCAACTGTTCCACTATCGTCACATACATATATATCATCAAAACGTTGATTTCCAGCACCAACTGGAATATTATAACCAATTCCACCAATATGAAAAGTATTTGGTAAACTAGTTCCATTACGGGTATCTACATCTGTTAATTCTATTACTGGTTTTCCATTAATTCTTATTTCTACACTCCCAACAGTGTCATCGAAATGAATTTTACCTTCAATATAAAACCATGTAGATTGTGGGATAACAGCATCACCACTACTTCCTATAAGAGTACCATTTGGTGCTCCTCTTCTAACATTAATACTATTTGTGCCTCTAATAAAATTAATACTGATATGGGCTGTACTACTTCCCGTAGTAAACTTAAATCCCATATTATTAGTACCATCTAAAGATTCATTAGGGTCTAATTCATCGAAATAATAAGCTGAACCAAAAATCAAGGTATCGTATGATGCACCTAAATATTTACCAATATTGGCTCTTTCATAACCATTGGTGTTCCAAAAGCGCATAGCACCAGAACCCCTTCTGCCTCCAGTAGTAAGTATTTGTGGCATACTAGCACTACTAGTACCCCAATATGTCCATTTAGACCATATTAACGAACTTGCATCATCATCAGTATTAAAGCTTTCTGTAAATAAAAGTGTCATAATTTTTCTCCATTTATCCTATAAATCCGTAGGAAGAATTTGCTTGTGTTCCACTACCAGCTCCTCCTCCTGTAGCAACTATATCAGTTATACTTAGACTAATCCAAGGATAATGATCTGCTTTATATGTCCAACCGCTTGTAGGAGCAGGTCTTTCTATCCATCTCCAATTAGAGCCTCCCGGTAATAGATTTTTAGTGGCTTCATTAAACATTATAAACCCAAAAGTATTAACTCCTGTTTCTCCGGGGATAATGGCTGAGGTTACAGGAGATATATACAATCTATAAGTAGTTCCAGTACTTAATACAGGATCAGTTGCTGTATCCCAACCAAGATGTATGGTATCAGCATCGTAATGATCAATATAGGCGTTATCTAAAACAGTAATTGATGCTAACTCCCCATCACTAGAATCTGCTAATGTTATTTTAAAAGGACCGTCTTGAGTAAATGAGTCTGGATAAAAATTGAATACTCCACCAACAGCTGTAGCTTGGAATGGTAATTCAAATTCTACTCCCCATTCCTCAGGATAAGATAATTCTCTATACGGTAATCCTATTAAACAAAATCCTTGAACTTCTCCATCACTATAAATAAGAGATGCTGGTGAATCCCAACTATATTTATTCCAGTATGAAGTTGACCACCAGAATTGTCCCGGATAAGAATTCCAAAAAGTACTTTCTGTGTTTATTTCAACAAAATTAGTTGATGTTGGTATACTAGAGCCACTTGGAGTTATTATTAAAGCTGCTATCTCTCCCTTTGTTACATTTAACGGAGTTTCTAAATCGATCCAATTCCAACCACTAGATAAAGTGTGTGGCTGAAAAGTTTGCCATTGAGAATTACTATACATTGTAGTGTTAACATGTGTGTCTGGATTAAATGCTGGTTTAGCATCTTCACTTAATCCTGGAGTTCCACTAATAGTAGTAAATCCAATAGCATAATCAGGGTTGCCCTGATATTCAATTATATAAAGCCCTATTCCACTAACTGTGCCAGTTTTATTAAATTGAAAACCAAGACCCATTGAATCATCTTCATCGTTTAATACATCACCATATTCTAAAGACGTTTCATTATAAAAATAAAAATAATTATATGCGCCTCTGCCATGAGGTCCATAGTCTATAGTATTTAATCTCATAGTTTTACCCTCACCTGTACCACTAAACCTTCTCCACCAGTAACTGGTGCTTGATCAATATAACAAGTAAATACATCATTTAATGAAAAACCAGAGACATCTACAGGAGAAGATAAATCATCTAAACTACCTGGATTTATTTGTGGTCTATTTGCTTGATTTGTAAAAACTGTTGTACCATTCTTATGAATATCTACAATTATTGCACTAGTTACCGGAGTAGTTGATACCGATGCAACAACATTTTCTATAGTACCAGCCCAAGGAGTTAACATTCTAACTGGTATAGCTGCACCACCACTAGCTAACATTGTCCACCCACTAGTAATCTGTTGATAAAAACCAATGACTCTAACTGCATCTGCACCAGCAGGTAGTGGAGTAGGTGTCCACTGAGAGCCATTATAAGTTAATACATCATCTGTAGTTGGTGCTAATGCTGAAATAGTAACTCCTTTAATTAAATCAGCATCATGTGATAAGTCTAATATATCACTCTCTGTGTGAGTATGAGAGCCTATCATTACCTGTACATCTTCATTTCCACCATCGTTTAAGGTAGAAACCAATATGCCACTTCCAGCTACTATCTTATCTTCTAGGAAACCCTCTGTGGTATCGTTTGAACTTACTCTTACTTTCCAGTCAGTACCTCCAGAAAAAACTACAGTACTAAATTCTAAAGCCGTTTCTATGTTATTAACTGTAACAAACTTATTAGCTTGGCTAGAATAAGAACTTGGAGTATCATCCAAATCTACAAATTCTTTTTTACCACTGATAGTTATTTCTACTTCATTTCCCCCAACATCTACGGCTGAAATAAAATCACTTTTGAAATCCAATAAAGTAACGCCACTGGCTACTGGAGTATCGTTATTATAAACAATCACCCCGGCAACAGAACCACCCGGCTCTAATTCTTCTATTCTCCACCTAATATGATTTAAGTTATCTAAGAGAGTAGCACTTACTAATACTCCGCTAGGATCGTAAGGATTTCCAGAAACAAATCCCGGTATTGCAGCTTCTGTTGTATCATAAGCTACTCTTGTTTGTGGAAGCATACCAGTAAAGCCACCGGGAGGTCCTCCCAACCCACCACTAGCTGATATTATTCCTCCCAAATTAATGGGAGCAGCTTTTAATTTTCTCTCTAAAGCATTAAAATATTCAAAGAAATTGTAATCGTATAAAGGCATTATATATAATCATCCACTCTTATTATATTAATTTCGGAATCCGGTAAACCGATTGAATAGTCTCTCCAGTAATTTTCATCTGGATTTTTTTGATAAAATGATTTTACCCCACTAACTGTATAAAAAAAGTAAGTACCTTCTGGAACATAATTAGTAGTCTCAAAGTGGGTTATTAATCCGCTAATAGCAACACCGCTGGCGACAGTAACCATATTAACCCAAGGAGTATCTAAATAGTATTCACTAGCTAATATACCTTCTCTATTAGATATGCCTATATATCTTTCATAATCTTTTGGATTAAATTCTCCACTTACTGTTGGGAATGTACCGGGCTTAGGTAAATCAAACACCCTAGCTTCAAATACTGGTTTTGGATCAGCATGGGTATAGAACGTATCTACTTCGTTTTGTATAGTAGCCCAAAAATCTAAGCTATCTGTACCATCATCGGGAGGTATATCATAAATAACTGTTGGAGAACCTTTAGATATATCTACTTTACATGGTTTTTGGGTAGTTTTTATTACCTCAAAAATTCCTATAGTTTGTTCTAATGATTCATCTGTAGCTGTTATTTTTGTTCCTAAATCTGTTGTAGACGTATGTTTTAATATAGTACCTTCAGGATAGTTATCAATTACTGTACCACTACCCAACCTAGTAAAAGTATACGATCTAGTAACAATATACTGTCCAACAGGTCTTGGAGAATCTTCAAGAGATTGTTGTATTATAGTATTTGGTGGACAAATTTGATCATATTTTGTAAAAGCTAAAATATATGAACTAGATGCTATTGTTGTATATAATTGTCCAGTTAAATCATCAGCAAACTCAGCCCCTAGAAACCCAGCCGTACTACAATCACTGAAGTCAGTAAATGTTCTATAACCAAAGGAAGCTCCCCAAGCTGGAGCGAGCCTAATTTGTCGCCAATGTCCTGCATCTGTATCGTCTGGATCAATATAACCACTCCTTTCCCATCCGGGTGTTGTATATTTACCATGTATTTGACTAAATTGACCAACACCTACAAAAGATTTATTAGAGATTATGTCAGGTTCTTTACCAATAGTTTCTGGACCTCCAGCTGCTGGATACCACCCCTCTGATTCGTGCCACCAATTACCACCATCAGATGCTGTAAAATAAAATAAAGATAAATCTGGATAAGAAATGCCAAGGCTAAATCCTCTATAATAGTCATTTACATAAGCAAAACCATTAGACACCACATGATGTGATACAAATCCAATAGCATATGATTTACCAATATTTGTATTGGATACCGGGTAGTATGTACACGCACTATTGCCTAAAACACTATCACTAAAACCGGAATAATAATCGGCATTAGCTGGCAAAGCATCTTCAAATTTATATAATGTATTAGGTCCTACTTTATAAGAAGCTCCGTATTCTGTTACAACCCAAGCAGCTGCTCTAATTTCGGTTGTTGTAGGTTCGGTGTGCCAACCAAAATAATAAAAATCCTCTAAATCTGTCCCAGCTAACCAACTAAGTCCATATACCAATGCCTTTCCTGTTGAAAAGAAATTTGCAGTACCTCCAGCCCCTTTATAACCAGAACCATCGCCATTCCATACCGTATTAGTAGTAAAAGAGCTGGAAATTAAATTTAATGTAGACATTCTTGTATGTCCGGCGGTATACCAAGCAATGGCAAGAGTATCTCCTATAATTCCACTACCATCTATCCTAAGATTTGTTCCAATTGACCTGCTACTTATAGTATTTAATGAGGAATCTCCAAGAGTATATGTATAATGAAATAAAAAAGTTTCTGTAGGATAGGCATTATTTTCAAAAATCGCTATTATATCAAAAACAGTACTTGTTCTTTGGTGAATATTCCAATTTATGTTATAAAGGTCTACTGAAGAACCTCCGTAGTTAGACCATTCTGGTTGCATTGCTATATCCCAAGTGGTTGTAGTAAGGGTATTCATGTCCACTTTAGATAAAACTCCTTTATATGTTGGATAAGTATCAATACAAAAATAATACCAAGTATTTCCTTCTTGATCAGTAATGGGATGAGTTTCATAATTTCCTTGAAAACCGCTTTGGTAAGATATTTCTGAACTAAGAATCGTTCCGTAACCGAATCCCATATTTACTGTTTTTGAATCTGGAATAAATGGATCACCATTCCAACTAGTAGTTTTATTTATTGTTTTATAACCTCCCCCATTCTGTCTGAATTCACTTACAGCATCGGGTATGTATCCAGGAGCTGGTGCATAACCAGAAACTGAAATTATATTATATTCGCCTGTAGACTCTAAATCATAAATACTGTATAGATTATCATAATCTCCAGCCCCACCGCTCATTGTAACTTGCTCGGCTCTGATTAGAGTTTGTGCTCCAGTTAATTGTAATACCCAAGATAAACCAGATGGTACAACTCCAGAAGCCATTATTCCAGACACAGGTACATAATTATAGCCAACAACGATATTATCATTCATATCTGTACTACAAGCAACGGCTCTTAAGTCCATATTAGAATAAGTAGTACCATCCACCCCTCTTAAATTTGGTGGTATGTATTTATTCCACGAACCTAGCTCAGAGCTTCTTGTATATAAATATCCGTCGTTAGATACAGCTGCAAAATTTCCATTTCTTATCGCTAAATCTATTATATCTAAATCATCTAAGCCAGAGCTATCATTTCCCCAAGAAGATGAGTTTACATATTTTCTCCAAATACCATCACCAGCAGTACCTATATAAACGTAAAAGCCATCCTCAGTTGTTGGATAATTAGAGAAATAAGTAAACAATCTAGGACATTTCTTATTTATAGTTACTTTATAAACCAGTCCGTTTTGATCCATTGTAGCTGATAGTCCTGTAATCAATCCTCTTCCTGCCCAATATTTAGTAGTTACTTTTAGAATTTCGCCTAACTGAAGATTATAATCATTTACTACTAATAAAGTTTTTTCATCCTTTATTTGAGTAAACTCTTTTAACATCATTTGTGCCAGCTCTAGTGCCTGATCATTGCTGAATATTGAACTGTTAGATAATACTACAGCTCTTTTATCATTAGCATCGTAATTCCAAGGAGTGGGTACAGAAATATCTACAAAGACTTCCCCGTAAGTTGGGTTGGTATTTCCCCAAACAACTGCTCTATTCCTAAGTCTTTCGTCATCAAGTTCTCTACCAATTTCTTGAATATCACCACTATCAATACTGTGATCTGGACTATTTACATCTTTATTAAGATCACCTATTATGGCATCCCCATCGCTATCAAAGTACATATACCAACCAGATTGTTGCAATAAAGTAGTAATAGTATTGAAAGCAGAATCAAACCCTAAAGAAGTGTTATTAGATAGTGGAGAACCATTCCCACTTACAGTAAAGGTATAAGATATTCCAGCTTCCGTAAGAAATTTCTCTATCCAATATCTACCATACGATAAATAATCTATCGTATAACTATCAGTAATAAAATAATCTGATAATTTTTTAGAACCATCTGTAGCTCTTATATTTATAGTGCCTGTGTTAGCTGATTCTGCTGTAGAATCTATGTAGAACTTTCCTTTTTTATTTCCATTTTCCCAAATTTCAATTACATCCCAAGGTTTTAATGTTCTATTAATATTTAAAGGTACGATTAATTCCAAAGTTCCTATACCATTACAAATGTCATTCTCTCTATTATAGGAAATTGTAGAATTAGATATATCCGTTCCATCGTGTTTTACAACGACATTTAAAATACCCATATTAAATCCTTAATTCTAAGTTTGTAAAATAACCCTCTCTACCCCATTGGTGTTCAGCCATGTAAATATACCAATTACCAGAAAGTCCTAAGAAATCCTCATCTACTGTAACTACTTTTCTAGCTAATAGTTTTGAATTTCCTTCTGTTTGGAATTGAGCTGATACTCCTAATCTATTATAGAGTGCTAGGTTATAACTAGCTGAATTGGTTGCCATGCTTTGATTATCAATAATGCTTGATACTAAAGCCATTGCTTTATAAAACTGTGTTGGAGTTGTTGGTAAAATATTTTCCATAGTATCTGTAAGAGGATTGTATGATGTCGCACTTTTAGCTTCTGCATAAATTCCTGTAGCTCCATGCACCACTACTCTATTTCTCAAATCTCTATCAGATTCAGTTTTTATTGAATTTAAAACTATACTATCATTTAATGTTACACCAGAAATTGGGGTATCAGCTTCATCGCCTACTTGTCCAGAAGTACCATCCATAGGATAAGGTTTTCTATTTCTGAACTGTATAGCACCAGTTTCGTCTATCCACAATTGCCATGCTAAAAGGTCTGCTATAGTTTTACAAAAGTCATAAGCTCCTACTAGTTTTACCTCTACATCGTTTCCTGATTTAGTTGCAAAGCTAAAGGCACTTCCACCAGAAGGAGTATTAACCGTCCCAGTTAATCCTGCTAAAGATAAAATATTATGAATCAAATCCTCTGCTTTAATGTTATGCCACTTATAAGAATCATCTGGATTAGTCGGTACAATGAAAAAATCTATCGCTCTTACCAGATCATCTTTAGCTATAATTGTATATAAATCATCTGGCACTTGTCTCACTATATTTTTAACATAGCCCTTGAAAACTCTATTATAATCGCCAACATATCCTAAGTCTATAGTAATATTATCACCTATATTTACTGTTTTACTGGTTGCTACGATTTGTGCGGTGGCTGTACTACTATTATGACTATTAGATACAGTAATACTTAATGGGTTTGTTATTCCAGTAACACTGGCATAGAGAGTTTTAGACATCTTCCCACAGCTCCAAGTCTACAATAAATACTGGTGCATCTTCATCTAAATCTGGTCTAAGAGTTTGGCAAGAAACAAAGGGAACTTGATCAGAAGCTACTGATTTAATTAGATAATCTTTAGCTCCGTAAGGACCAGAAAGAGTATAAAAAATTCCAGATACAGTCATAGCAGCTAGAGCCGATTCGTCAGCTGTACCAACTATATAAGCATTTACATTTCTTATTTCTTCCTCATGTCCAAAATTATGAACTATAGTGCCTCCACCCAAGGGATTTAATCTTGCTGAAATTTGTTCCCAGCTTTTATTACTTGCTTGTGGAAAAATTCTTACACTACCTAAATACCAAGCCATAAGTCCTCCTAGACTACTATACTCTTAGTTACGCTTGCAGCTGTATCTTCAAATCTAATCATATCTGTATATAAGTAAGGTTTAATTACTTGTGCTAATACCCTTCCATCTACTATTAAGTTCGCAGTATAGTTTGATGAAATTTTTAGATTAGTTGAAAATCCACTAAGATTTGAAATCTTTTGATTTAATAAATCTAACATACCACTAAAATCCGTTGCTAAATCAGATGTTGGTTGCTGTGGTCCGAGCATTTGGTACTGTGGTTGTAATGTCATTATATCAGCGAAATTAGAGAGCTTATCAGCTGCTGAATCTAATTTACTAAAATTAAATTGTGGTCCAATACCAGCACCCTGACCAATAGTAGAAATACCACCACCACTTATTAATTGTTGTAGAATTTCTGGAATACTTTCAAAATTAAATAGATTTTTTGCAAAGATACCAGTTACATTCTGTAACTCTCTTATAAAACCAGCTATTTGTTCTCCACCCGGTATAATGGAGAAAATATCTGGAGGAGGAGCCTCCGAACCCTGTCCAATTACTCTACCCGGTCTTTCTAGTCCAGTTTGAGAATATACCAATTCTTCTTCTAATTGCCCTATTAAGTTGCTAACTCCCTGATCAAATACTTCTACACTCTGTCCAAACTTATCTACAGATGTTTCCTGTTTATTAGCATAGTCCTGTAGATTCTTTTCTCCACCAATTAATGCTGGTCTTAGATAATCTTCTAAATTCTTTTCTCCACCAATTAATGCAGCTCCATAATCCGGTGGTTTGTATTCTGGTCCGTATTCTGGAAGTTCAAATTTTGGATAAAAAGCCTCGAATTCTGTAGGTCTATCGGCTCTTTGTGCTCCAAAGTTTTCAAACATAAATTGTTCGAGAGTGCCTCCCCAATCTTCACCTGGGTCTAATGATTTTATTTCTCTAGCTGCGTCTGATAAATCATCAGCTGCACCAGATAAAGCACCAGCAGCTCCTCCAAGTCCTCCACCACCCTCATCAAATCCAAGCTCATATCCTTGGAATGGTACATAGAAGCTGGCATCTGTTGGTAGGTTATAAACACCTTGAAGTTGTTTTTCATTAACATCAATTAGATCATTCATTGCTAATTGCATAGCAAGGTTATCTAAGTGAAGTACATCTGTACCATCTTGGAAAATAATACCAATAGTTTCTAGTGTTGGTTGCCAATATGAACCAAAGGCATCCTTTAGAAATGCCAATTGTCTATTATAAGAAGCTTCAAAAGCTGCTTGGGTCATGTCTACGCTTTGTATTCTAAATCTACTAGGTTCTGGCGTAGGAGGAGCAATTGCCTCCTCTCCTCTTAATTTTTCTATGGCTTCTGGAAATAATGAAAGTACTACATCAAATTCTGATTTAAGAGCTGCACCAGCAGCTTCAGCAAAAGCAACTCCCAATAAAGTACCGCTTTCAATTACTTCTTGTAAAGTAGTATTACCTGGAATCAGCCCTAATTCAACATATTCTCGAATTCTTTCTTCTAACATTCTTAGAGCTTCTTCTCTTACAATCTCAAACTCTTGTGGTTTAATATCAAGTACTTCTGGAGCTTCTGTAGCAAACTGAATTAATGGTTGTCGTTGTGCTTCCCTGATTTGATTGAAAACCTGTTCTAGTTCAAAAGCAGCTTGTTTTAATTCCTCTTCTTTTATTAAGACAAGTTCAGTATCGCCTTCAGCAGTTAAATCTCTAATTTGATCTTTTAGATCAGCTATGCCACTAGTAAGGTTTGTAATTATATTTATTTCTTCAGAACTGGTTCTTGAAACTACATCTAAAACTAATAAAAGAGAATCAGCACTATTACCAAGAACATCATCCATAGCAGTAAATATCTGCATAATGGCTTCGCCCTCTTGCCCCATTCTTTCCATAGATTCATTATATTGTTTTATTGTAATATCGCCATTTATTAATTCTTCATTAAATTCTGTTTGAGCTACTTTTATTTCACTTTTTAGAAGATCGCCGTATTCTTTCATATTTTCTGTTAATTCTGATTTAAATACAGTACCTTCCGGTTCTACCCCTTTCCCCAAGTCTTCTAATGCTTTATTTGTTTCTAAAATTTCTGCTCTTAGTTCTTTATATCCTTCTATCTGCAATTTTATATCTTCATCAGAAACTAATATACCATATCCGGGTAAACCTAACTCACCTGCTCTTTCACGAACCCCACCAGTACCTCCTCTATCATAAGCTGTAATTAGTTGTTCCATAGCACCACCAGCAAATTGCGTTGCTGTTAGTTCATCTCCCCATCTAGTAGGAATACCAACTAATTCCCTAATAAAGTTTTCAGTACTTTTTTCCCAAAGAATGAGTCCTGTTGTCCACTCACTGCCTATTGTTCTTTGTAAATCTCTATTTAATTTTTCTTGTTTTTCAAGTAATCTTTCTTCTCTAGTTTGATCAGGCGTTTCAGGTTCTTCTATAGCTCCAGCAAATATTCCTTTAAAAGCATCTTTTAATTCACCGGAAGTACCAGCTTCGGCTAAACCATTAATTACAGCTTCAGCAATAGTAGAACCTATAATAGCTCCCAACGGTCCTCCTATTATAGAAATCTTACCAATTAGAAATCCAGCAATACCTCCACCAATTTGTCCACCAAGACCGTCCCAATCATCGTCTGCTACATTCATAAAAGCTAGAACGCCCTGTCCCATTAACATTCCAATATTAGCTGCGTTGTTTGTTACCCACCCACCAAATGCCTGTCCCATAGTTTTACCATATATGGAATAATTCTGATAATCACTTATTGGCATTGGTTGTGTGTTTGGTCTTAACTGTTGTCCAAAAGAAGTTCTTCCAAGTAACCCTCCAGCAAGACCACCAATTTGTCCCGGTAATTGCCTAAGTCTGCCAGTACTTGAACCGTAAGCTAATAAACCACCACCAGCTACTAAATAAGGGGCAGCTTTGCCCATTACAGAAACAAAATCACCAATTTTATCAACTACAGAATCTAAAATATCAATAAAGAATTTTAATAAATCTAATACCCCACCTTCTGTACCCATAGTATTAGCCAGTTCTTGGAAGCTTGTAGCTAGGTTAGTTAGCGAAGTCTGTACTGTATCCATCTTTACGCCCAAAGCATCGTAAGCGTCAGCTTGTGCTTCAGCTGATACAGTAACTAATCCTTGTACTTCATCTAAGCTTTTTAGGAAAGTGGTGAACTGTGCTCCTCTTCTTGCTCCTCTACCTCCTAAAGCAGTACCAATTCTATTTAATTCAGCATCATCAATGAGTCCAGCATCCATTAATTCTTTTATGTCATACATAACTGACATAAAGTTCCTAGAATCGCCGTTCAAATCTTCGACAGCAATTCCAAATTTGGCTAACTCCTCTCTAGCATTATCTGTTTGAAAACCAGATACAAATGCTCTTACAGCATTACCAGCCTGTGTAGCTGATAATTCTGTATTAGCTGCAACTACAGCAACAATAGCATTTAGCTCATCAAAGCTAAGTCCAACACCCTCAGCTGCTGTTGCCATAATAGCAAAAGAAGTTGCTAAAGTATCTACAGTAACATTAGCTGCTTTAGATACTGCAACCCATTTATTTAATAATTCAGCACCCTGATCTAAATTGTACCCAACTTGTAGCAAACCAGCAACCAAAGTGTCCATAGCCTCGGCTTGATCTAAAGTTGATAGTTTAGATAATACCAAAGAATCTACTAATAATTGATTTGCTACAGCAGTTCTTTCAGTTTCTGTAGCTAAACTTCCTGTAGCACGGTAGGCTAGAGCATATCCCTCGATAACTCCATTTAAACTTTCTCCAGTAGCTTTAGCTGCTGAAACAGCATCTGAAAATACTCCCTGTAATTCTGCTGTATTTTTTCCTAGTACTACGCCTATATCAGCAAGTTTAGATTCATTATCTATTGAAATTTGAATAAGGTCTTGCAATTTTCTTAGAGGACCGTATACAGCTGTAATGGCAACAGCCCACTTAAAGCTTTCTCCTACATTTCTAGCAATACCACCAGCAAAGGTTCTAAATCTTCTTTGTGTATCTGTAAGTACTTTTCCGAACTCAGTAACATGAAGAGTAAGTTTTTGTGTAGCTCCTCCCTGACTGTCCATCGCAAAGTCTAAACGAGTAATGCCAGTAGATGCCTCTGTGGTCATTTTCTTTAGCTGGGAAATTTCAAAACCATATTTCTCCAGCATTTTATTTACATTATCTATAGCACCAACTCTTCCAGCCAGTTGATCTGTAAAGTCTTGCATAGATACTTTTACTTCATCTACAGGCAACTGTTTCATTACGTTGCCCATCTGATCAAAGTAAACTACATATGCTTTTGTAGTGCCTCCAGCAGCTTTTATTGTACCAGTTAGTTGTGTTATTTCATCATTTATTTCTTTTATTCTAACAGAGGAGAGTCCTTTTCCTTCATCAAAAGTCTCTCCAGTAATAGATTCTATGGCACTTTCTGGTACTTGAAATGATTCTAAATCTTTTATAAAATCTTCTAATGGATTAGTTGCTGTAGCTTCGCTAAGACTTCTGAAGCTTTCTCCCAAATCATTTATTACAAAGACAAGCTTCTTAGATGCATCTTCTCCATATTGGACAGTAGTAGAATATTGTGTAAGGTTATCTGCAACATCTGATATATTAATCTTACTGAAATCTGTAGCACCCTGATCAAAAGTCTCTCCTACTAGGTCATCTATTACATTTTGTGGTATTCCCTGTTGTGCTAATACAGCTATAAATCTTTCTACTGGAGGAATAGTATCTTCTGTAGCTTCTTTAAAATTGATAAGTTTTCTTGTTACTTCATCTATTTCAAAAGAAAAATTTCTACCAAATCCAGCTAAATCTCTCGAAGTTACATTTAAAGCTTCGGCTCCTGCTTTTGATTTACTGTAAGTACCACTTAATCTATTTAATTCAGCATCTAGATGTATAAAGGTACTTATTACTTCTTCTATAGATTCTTTTGCTATTCCAAGATTTTCTAAATTATCTCTTAATCTTACTATCTGTTCAGAGTTTTTTCTTAGCACTACGAAGCTGTTTGCAAATTTTTCAATTTCTTCGTTTGGTAATCCTAATTCACTAAGTTCTTGAAATAATCTTGCTGGAGATTCAATTTTTCCAAGATCATCGAAATGTCTAAGTATTCTTTCTATAGATTCTTCTGGTAATCCGACCCCTCTAAGACCTTCCTCCAGAAACTGCATTTCTAAATTAAAGTTTGATAAAGCATACCCAGTACTACTTAATTGATCTTCAAATCCTTTTAGCTTTTCTGTAAAAGTTTCTGCTGAAATAGCATTAGTATTAATTTGGTTTGTTAATTCTTCAAAAGGAAGGGCTTCTTCTGTTCTAATTGCATTAAAAGCATCGCTTAGAGCTTTTACCGTATTAATTTGTTGCTCAGATATTACTGTTCTATTTTCTAAATCTTTTATAAAAGCCACAAAAGCTTTTATATTCTCTATTGGGAAAGCATCAATTCCTGTCAGTCTTTTGAATTCTTCACCAATTCTTTGTATATTTACATCTTCTAGATTACTTATAGATTCACCAAGTTTACGAATATCCCTAGTTGCTATAGAAGAGGTATCAGTTATTATATTAAAAGCTTTCTCTAATACAGAAATAGTTTCTTGTGATTTACCAGCTGATATATCAAATTTAGATAAAGCTTCTGCAAAAGATTTTATATTTTCTACTGGAAAAGTCGATCCTGTTTTGCTTATTTCTTTGAATTCTTCTGATAATTTAGATAAATCAGTATCTGAAAGTTTTAGAATTTCTTCACCAAGAACAGAAATTAATCTTGGTATTTCTCCCAAGTCTCTTAAATTTTCTATAGCTTTTATAATATTTTCAAGTACTTCTACTCTGCTTGGGTCTTTACTTAATATTTCCTCAATATTTTCTGAAAAAGATTTTAAATTTTCTACTGGAAAGTCGCTAACACCAGTTAATTTTTCATACTCTTCAGCTACTTTTGATAAATCAACTCTACTTAAACGAGCAATACTATCCTGTAATTCAAGAATAATCTCTTTTGCTGTTTCTATTCTTTCTGGTTCAGCAATTTCAATTTCTATTTCGCCCTGTTTTCTTACATTTTCCAAAGCAGTTTGAAGAGTACTTAATTGAATATCAACACTATCAGCAGCTCTTTTTCCTACCTTTAGAAGATTTTCAATTTCTCTTAAACCTAAATCTGTATCAGAAAGCTTTTTATACTCTTGAGCTACTTTCCCTATATCCACTTTTGATAAAGAATTTAAAGTATCTATAGCTTTTGTCCAACCAATATCTATTTGAGCAGCTGCATCAGCCAAGTCATCAAGACGTAAAATCTGTTCTTGGCTAAGACCAGATATACTATCCAGTTCTTGCAGAACAGATACAAAAGCCCTAATATCTTCAATAGGGTATGCTACTTTAGTTATTTTTTCCAGCTCTATTGATAAATCACGTAAATCAGCATCATTAAGATTTTGTATTTCATCAGCTAGCTGTTTAGTAGCTTCTGTTGTATCTTTTCCTACTGTTTCAGAGTATAGTTTCCATCCCCTAGTTGCTTCAGCAACGCCTCTATTTCTTCCAACAGATGGTCCTAAATCAACAACGCTCCCAACGCCGCTTTTTATTCTTTCAATTGCTTTTTCAATTTGTTCTAAACTTGGTACTACATCTAAAGCACCCGCTAGTGCATCCCCCAAAAGTTCAATCAATGAAGAAGTACTTTCAGCTGCCTTACCAGCATTTGTTAGAGCTGACTCTGCTTTCTTTAAAACTTCAATAAGCTCTTCTAATTTTTGTTGTTGTGCATAAATTGGCTCTGCCATATATTAGCCCTCTATATCATCAATAAGGAATTCAGTCCTATAAGGGTCTACAGCTTCCTTAGTACCATAAACTCTATCTATCCATTCCTCTATTTCTTCAGAAGTACCATCCCAAATAGTTAACTCTGGAGGTCTTTTATCTTTCGGCATTTCATGTAAACTAGAAACTTGTAATCTTTTTCTAATAACATAAGAAATAGTGTATGGTAATTCTGTGAGAGTAGTTATTTTATTATCCAGTGGAATTTGTAATGCTTTAGCTATCTCCCACAAACTAGCTATTGCATTACTTCTGGCAATTTTTTTAAATTTTCTGTACTAATATTTATAGAATTATATGCTGTAAATAGTTGATCTTTGAAATCAGAAATAAGATTTTCAAATTCCTCTGCTGATTTGAAATACCTTATTTTATATTCTTGATCACGAAAAGTAGCTTGTGTTAAAACCATAGCCTGAAAAGCATCGTACATTCTTCTTTCACATAATTCAGCTATAATTGCGTTCTCTGCTTCTAATGCTAATTCCCCTTTAGGTAAACTATGTAAATGTTTTCTTTCTTTCTTTACTTCTTCATCCAACCTTTCTTTAAGTTTACCTTCTCTAATAGTTGGATAATCATCAACTTCTTTTTGATATTTCTCATGTTGTTCAAGAGTAGCATCACTTTTTGGTTCTACAGGCAATGGCATCATAAGTTCTTTAGTAACTCTTTGTACAATATCTCTTAATTTAAATTGAATTACCAGCTCTATTAAATTTGAATCTCTCATATTTTTCCAATCAGGTATATAAGCAACCCTTTCGTCACTATCTGGAGTTTTTAATAAATTACGTAATTTAGCACTCTCTCTAAGAGCGTAAGTTCTAGCTATGTTTGTTTCAGCATCCCCAACTAATCTTACATATACTGTCTCTATAGTAGTACCAAAAGCATCTTTTATTGGTACTGGTGTACCCCATTTGAAAAGTATGGAAATATCTACATCATTCTTATCTATTTCTTGCATAATCCTCTCCTTATATTAAGATAAAAGGAGCTATACATACAATGTTTTAATTGCTGTTGTATAGCTCCTTTTGTGTTTCTCCTTTACCGTATAGCTTTAATGTTATTCAGTTTATGCTGGCAGACCTTCATATACAATACACTGAGCTGTTTCGCTCTGCCAATTAAATACCTGTTGGGCATTTTCATTAACATTGATTGTATAGGAGTCTCCAGTAACTCTCAGGTTAGGAACTTTTATCGTCTTCATGGGAGTACCCGATACTGTAGTATCACAAGGATCATACAGAGTAATCTGAAGATCAAGTCCTGAAACTGCACAAGCAGCTGTCAGCTCGAATTCAGTATCACCAGAGGCAATACTTTGATTCAAGAACAGGTCAATTAATTCAGTATCTGTATCCAGTACAGTGATGCTCCCTTCAACAGTAGGAACTTGAGATTGGTATCCAACCACAACCCTATTACCCATTTCCCTAACGGGAACTGAATTTAGAGTACCATTGATCGTAACCGATTGTACTCTAGGAATGTCGTTAGCCAAAATGCTAATCTTAACATCCTGACCACGAATTGCAGCTGGGATCGTACTATCACCTACGTCGTTCCAATTAGTACCAGCAGGATTGGCATGATAAACTGCCAAGCCTTGAGAAGTTCTAGAATCAAAAGTAGTTACCGTAGTACCAGAAACACTGTATTCACCAGTGGCTGGACCGGAAGCTACCTCTTCAAGATAAGAGCCGTCAAGGATAAAGGACAGTAACCAATTACCATTCTTTAGCTGAATTGGAGTTTCTGAAAGTGAGAATGAAGTAGTACCTGTGGTAAATCTGTCCACCTGTATATCATTCTTAAACCATCTTTTCTCAGAACCTACACCAGTATAATCCTCTGTTGATTCTCCAGTAACTGAGTAAGAATATGTGAAGTCTCTGATTTGCAAACGTCGTGCATGTGCAGACTTTACGTAATCAGCTGCCGAGGCATCTTTAACATAAAGAATTGCATCAATCTCAGATAGACTTTCAATATCTACACCACCTGCTGGATAAGAACTATAATCAGTACCAGTCAGAATAGAGAATATTTTAACACTTACATCAAAGGCTGAAAATGTAAGAGTAATATTCGGTTGATCCGTAACAGTACCTGCGTGCTGTTGGCTACCAAGTTCATCAACATTGGTAACAGGCACATCGGTATCCATACTGAATCTCTGTACTCTGGTGGCAAAGAAAGAATCAACTGGTCCGACAATTCGGAGAGCTAGTTCCTTTGAGGGAATTGCTAGTCGTTTCGCCATTAATTAAATCCTCCTAAATTTGTTCGTAAATTGCTACAAATGAAACTGTAGCACGCCAATATAAATCGCTAACTAAGTTGGGATCAACTCTAATGATTTCCATCTTAATGCGATCTGGAATTAAAATCCCAATTTTGGTTGGAGTTACCGCAGGAGGAAAACCCTCATCATAATCGTAAACTGGTATTTTATTTTCCACTTCATTTAAAATTCTATAACCGTATTCATCTCTTTGGGATTTATTTTCCCCAAAAATATCTATATCCCATATTCTATATTTTATTCCATATATATTTCCCAACTCAAATGGTCCTATATTAATATCACTACCTTCTACAGAAATTGAAGGTAATTGTAAATTACGTGTTGGAAAACCATCTGTAATATGTATAAAGGGTGCATCAGAAAAGATGTCATCCTTTAACCAATAATAAATTGATAAATCCTGTTTCCTCTCTAAATACATATCCTATTCCTCTAGTCCCAATTTGAAGGTAATTTTGCCCACTGTCCTGTTCTTGGATCACGCCTTGAAACTTGAGTACCCCACTCTCTTTGATAACCCTCAAATCTACCTATATCTGTTTCTGCTTGTGCTAACATACCTCTTCCTACTGGAGTACCCTCTTCTATGGCTTTAGCCACTATTAATACAGTTTCTTCAAAAACCTCCCTTTCCACTTTTTCATATACTGTTTCAATAGGAGTTTCGATCCAATCCCTTTCTTCCTCTTCTCTAATTTTTTCAGCAAGATCGTCTAAAAATTCTTGAGCTATTCTTGAATAAATTTCCCATAATTGCCTAAAAGCTTCTAGTATAGCTATTTCTGCATTTCTTCTAAAATGTGTAGGACCATAAACTGGATAAGGAACTCCATCAGTATCAATACCCATATCTACATTAGCATTTCCATGTTCGATTAAATACCAAAAAGGAGCTTTTGATTGCCCACCGGGAATATTAGAAAGTCTACCAAAAACAGTTTCTCTATACTTTCCTCTATATCTTTCAGTTACGTCCCGTCTTTGTTCTACTTTTTTAAAGTACTTACTTACACTTACACCCTCTCTTCCTACTCCATATATTTTCTCTTTCCATATTTTTGAAGAAACTTTCGCAGCTTTATCTTTATCAAGAGCAGTAGCTTTTATTTTTCCAAGACCAGATTGTGTTCTGTATGCTTCTATGGCTCTTCCCCAATCTTCCACTTTACCTAGAACATCTAAATTAATTTTCACCTGTACTTGCTTAGTACTTTCGTGCGGAATTATGCCAATTATTTCTTCTTCATGTATCTCTAATGCTGTTAAAAAATGATCTACATAAAGGTCATAATTAAATTCTTCTGAAGCTACTATTGCTTTTACCGCCTCTGTTGAAAGAAATAATATAGCTTTTTCTTGTATATTTTCAACACAAGCAATGAAGGTTCTTTTCCAAACCCAATCATCTACCCATCTAGTATCAATTGCAAATGCTAAATCATAAGCAGTTATCCCCTCACTAAATGCTTCCGATTCTAAATCTCTCAAATATTCTTCAGCTTGTTCTATAGCTACAGACATATTGCGAGCCTGTTCTTTAAAGACATCTTCTAAAGAACGTGCATTTACTACTTCAAATACTCCTTTAATAAAATTAGGGGTTTCGTCAGGCATTTCTATCTATTTTTCTTCGGGTCTTCGTACCTCAAGTATTCTATATCTCCAAAAATTACTCTCAAAATGGAGCGTGTATATTCATTTACCAAGTCTAGGATTAATTTTCTAACCAGTTGAAATTCTTCAGAATCCCTGTCCATTCCATGAGATTCAAAAATCTCCTCAAGATCATTAAGTCCTATTGCTAGAAACCTTAGTTTCTTTTTATCAACAAACCTTAATACATCTAATACATCCAATCCTTGGATTACAACACCTTCCGTCCCTCTATTCTCGTCCATTGTTTACTCCCTTTCTATTAAGTCTATTAGTACTCTATTTAATTCTGGTACTCCTCTATAAATTTTTGATTGTACTTCAAAGTTTTTTCCGTCTACAATTACGTGGTCTAGCCTTTCTATTGCTGTTAGAAGTTCATCAGTATACTTAACTTGAATTCTACAATCTCCTTCAAATATCTGACCTCCAGTAACCCAATTCATTTGATCCGCATTACCCCATGTAATGTGTGCCTTTACAGTGTAGGAAGAAAGATTTGGTATCCAATACAGTCCAGAACAAGTAGTGCAAAATGAATTCACACTAGTATTTGTTACCGGATCGAGTCCACAACCAGATGCTGTACAAGCTATTGATGAAACCGTAACAAAGGTGACATTTCTTCCAATAGCATCTCTTATTGCATCTACCGTGTCTTCTGTATTGCTAGGGAAACTTATTGTCATTATCTTCCTACTTCATGGATACGCACTATCGCAGCTTCTCCGTGACCTGTCCAAACACCGCCAACATTTTCCAAGAAAGCTTGGAAAATCCACTCCCCAAACGGCTTTAGCCAATCAGTATCGGGAACTTGATAAGTGACGTATCTATTTCCTAGATTACTGGCAGTTACGTACCCGGAAGTAACTTTATCGGGCTTCAGATAATAGATCATATATCCAGAAGCACCGCTAATATCATTAACACAATCAAGTTTAATTAGGGGGGTATCTCCTTCATAAAACTTATTTGCCATTTAAACCTCTTCTAAATCCACCTGAGATATTAATCCTAATTCTGATCTTACAGTACTAACCAAAAGCATTTCCTCTATAATATTAGAGGACAGAGATATTTCAGTATTTATTGGAGAGAGTAACTCCATTACTTTATTTATCTCAGATGTTAATTCAATTTCTTCTATCATTTTCCGACCTTAGATATTAATTCCATTACTGGATGAACGGCACTAATCAAAGAAATTATTTCTGTTTTAGCAGTTACAATTATTTCTTCTATTCCTTTTATTAGTCTTCCTAAAGAACCTATACTAAGAGCTGAAACTTTTCCAGTCCTACCATGTGATGCAATTGAATCTGCTGTTGGCATTTTAATATTCCTTTAGCTGGTAGGCAGTTAGCCTACTATTTAGATCATAAGTAGCAGTAAGTTGCCATTTCTTTCTTTCGACGGTAAGCGTATCATCAGTATATTGAGTTATAACTGCTGAAATCAAGTTGTCGTTTGAATCAAATGCCATTCCACTCCACTTAGTATTCTCTCCAGATACTCCCAAAGAATCCCCAATGCTAACCAATAAATCACCCAAAGCTTTTCCTGTACTTCCAGCAACTGTATGATCAGCTGTCTGTGCATCCCAAACATTATCAGCAACGTTAAACAATTCATCATGTTCTTCTTGGGTAAGAGCACTACCACCAGTTGAAACTATAGTGGCATTTGCAGATTGTACCAATACAACCTGTACATCATGGGTGTAGGCTATAGGATTACCAGCTGGTCCTCCTACTAGGTTTCCACCACCAATATTAGCGACATACGCTCCTTCCCAAAAATGTAATTGCCATCCGTTCTGCAACTCAACAGTAATACCTACAGTTACTCCCGGTCCGAGAGTTTCTTTCCCAGCTGCGTTAGCTATTTTTGAGAAAGCCATACCCTCATTAGATGCTTCAGCTGCTCTTATTTCATCTATCAATTCCTGAATATCTACATCTGTTTGTGGACTGGTTATTTCTATGAGAGTATTCTGGAAGTCAAACACATAAGCCATGTTTTGTCTCCCTTCTCTCTAATTTTATGATACGATTGTATCCGTAGTTCTGATTGCCGTAATAGTGATACCACCTGATACCAGTTGAGCCGTAGTTTCAAATGGAATGATACCATACTGTCTTACTCTTGCAACCAAATATCTATTAGATGCGTAAGTCAATTGTTGTTGTATTTGTGTAGCACCAGAAATTGTCTCTTCATCTATATAAGGTACATAACAAGTATCTGTTGGTCCTACGTATTCTTTTGATGTAGTAGCATCTAAGAAAACTCTATTTGCTCCCCAAGATGAATAAGTGTATCTCTCTTCACTTATTCCTGTATCCACCACTCTAATTACACCAGATGCTGGAGTATCCGCAGGAAAAGCTGTGGTAATATAGATTTTATCTGCACCAGATGAAATAGTTCCAGAAACTACAAATTGAGATTTATCAATAGTTCGTGAACCCTGTCCAGTAGACTTAGCTACCAGAACTCTGTCTCCAACTCCAGCTTCCCATTCAAGTCCCCCAACAGTAATCGGTGCTTGTGTGGGTGGGTTTCTTGTAGTACCAGCACTATCAATAAGCTGATAGTTCTCTGAGTCATCTGCATCCATATTTTCGATCCAGATACCTCTAGCACCAAAGAAAGTACCACCAGCAAATGAACCAAAGGGAGCTGCTTTAATTGGAGCATATGTACCTTCTTGTCCTACAACAGTGACGTATTGTTCACCATCCATACCATCAATTTCTGTAGTTTCTCCATCCCTAGCTACGTATTTAAGTCTTTCGTATACTTCATCCAGAGGTCTTCCACCACAATTGATGCTATAATCATAGTTTTGAACACCCGCTCCGTCACCAATATCCTTTGAATACGGACCTGCTGTACCAATTACAACGTCTGTCCAAGTTGTAACAGTTCCTTCAGCTGTTTGATTGTTTAGATCATTAGCTGTGGCTAAAGGCACAGCCTGTCTACCACCAGGACCTAAGTCAATCTCAAACCAGTCCCACAAGTGAGTCCAAGCTCTATCATAAACTTGAACATAACCTGTGTCACCACCAGCTAGGGGTGTACCCAATTCTGTACCTGCTTCTTTGATAAGCACAAGAATATCAATATGTCCTGTATCCCACCAAGCAGATGTACCAGTACCCCATTGTGACATTCTAACATCATCTCTAACAATATATAAAGTAGGAGTACCATAAAGAGTACCCAATGTATATAGGTTAGTCCATAAATTCTCTCCGGTAGCTGAATTACCATTAGCATCACCATCTGCTGAGCTACTTGAAATAGTCATTACAGATGGATCAGTAATAGAGCTTGTGGTTCTAATCCACCATTTAGCTTCTGAGGCATTAATTTCTTCCCAATATAATAGCTCCCCTATAGGTGTGGCATCATCGTTTACTGTTTTACCAATATCAGATGCTTGTGCCATAGTGGAAATTCCATCCAAATATAGAACAGCAATCTCGCCATCCCATCCATTTGTTTGAATTGCACCACCCTTTAGAGTTTGTATCGTTTTCTCATCAATAAACCAACCATTAATAAGTGTATAGTCAGTAGGAGTCTGTGCCGACATTGGTACAGGATTGTCCATCTGGTCTAGCTCATCAAAGGTATCTTGTAAAAACGAATACAGAGCGTTTACAGAGAGCATATCAGCTTTCGGATGGGGAGGTGTCTCTGCCCCATCATATCTAATAATTTTATTTACATAGTCTATTGTAAAATCGCCAGTACTAATAGCTGCCATTTAATTTTTTCTCCATATTAAGCTGCTATAATGTCTTGCGTCATAACAGCTGTTAAAGTAAATCCACCAGAATCTATTTCTCCAACAGCATCTATAGGATAATACCTAGTAGAACCAGTTGAGGATTTTCTAATTCTAATGTTAATGGGCATAGTTCCCAAATAATTATATGATTCCTGTGCCTGTCCTGCCGGAGTAGTATGCTCATTCATTAATTGAGTAACTTCTCCACTAGCTGTATAAATAGCTACAGCTACACCACTAATAGCATTACCAAAAACATCTTCTACATTTACTGTTAAATAAACTGCATTATCAATTGTATAGCCACTACCAACTAGAACGTGTACCGTACCCGGATCAGATGAATTTTCAATAGATTCGATTGTAAGCCAATCAGAAGAGCTAGCACCACTAAAAGCAATATCATAATCATTACCAGCAAATTTTAAATTATCATATTGATAAGTTCCAGAAAGGGTATGTAAGATACCGTGTGGATTATAAGTTGCGTGAGTATTTGCAATAAAGAAACTGTTTTTAATATCTACGCCACTAGGAGTCCAAAAGAAAGAAAATCCAGTATAATCATTGTCTGTAGTATTTGAAAAAGTTGTGTTTCTGATTACAACTGGTCCGCCCGGATCAAACATTCCGCATTGATCTACAACACAACCATAAAGTTTATGATCCGAATCACCTAAAGCAGTTACTCCTCCAGCCATATATCTGAAAGTAGTTCCATAAAAATTGATTGCGTTAGCTGCGTTATTAGTATCGCCTAAACGTACTGTAGTATTATGTAATGCACTTCCTAGAAAAAGACTGGCATTTCGTCCTCTTGATGTATCTCCAGTACCTACCTGTACGCCATCAGTAAATGATGTAGCATTGGTGGAATTACTTACTATATCAAGTCTAAAGAAATCATCACCAATAGCATCTACCCAACCACCACTATAATAATATTCTTGACTTACCCAACGAACAATTCTTTCAGTATCTGTAAAAGTAGTTCCGTTAGTGCTTTGATTGTCTCCAACCTCTAAGCGACCATAGGCATAATAAATGCCATCCCTTTCTTGTAAAATACCATAGACATTTGTTGAGGTATTCATATCAGCATCTACTACATCTTGCCAACCATCAGTGGATGTGCCATAAATTTTTAATCCCCACCCAACATCTATTCTATCAATAAATAAGTTATCTGCACGGGAAGAGCCTGTTGTTTCTACGCCTACTCCAAACCTACTAATAGAACTTATATCTGCACCACCACCAATAGTAAATGTTGGAGTCTTTCTTGGGTCTAGTACAAACCTTTTCCAACCACCATTGTACCTATCTAAAGCATCCCCACCACCTACAACATAACAATTGAAAGTTGTATCGCTGTCACCAACTAGTAAGTATAAACCATTATTAGCAACTAAATCTAAAATACCGGGAGTAGTGACATTTGCCCAAATAAAAACATGCTGTCCCTCATGTGTGCCACTGGCAGAAAAATCAAAAGAACCTGTACCAGAATAATCATACCAACCATAGCCATCTTTATTGTTGGCTTGGTATCCTACAGAGCCATTATATTGAATTTTGATTTCTGACCATGATTCGGGTGCAGAAATTGTATCACTGTCCCAATTAGTTGTATTTTCTGCTTCTGTTACATTAGTACCATTGAAAATTACCGTAGCTGCCAATTTACGCCTCTAATTCAAAATCTGGATTGTTATCCATAAATTCAGATAAAAGCCACCACTCTGTCCAAGTGGACTGTTTTCCAATAACTTCTACTTCAACATATTCCTCCATTACAGTACCTCCTGTAATATCTGGAGACTCGTGTTGAATTATTTTTATAGAATCTATTTTCTTTTTCTTACCATTCAATCCCATTACTTTCATATGTTCATTACTCTCTTGAATATTTCTGCCCATTGATCTGCTATATTCATCCAATTATATTCAGGTCTGGAAAACTTTTCTATTCCTTTCACAGATAATTCTTCATATAATTCTTTATCTTCATATATTTTTTGTAATTGAGTAGCTACATCTTCTGGTCTAACCACAGTACCTACAGTCTCAATTCTCTCGAAAGTTTGGTGCATTGTAGTTGGAATTAATAAACCAATATCTGAATAAATTTCTCTACTAGCACTATTATCTGAAACTATTTGTGGTGCTCCAGTAATAGCGTGCTCCATACTAGGTAATCCCCAACCTTCCCCCATACTGGTATTTAAACCAACATCCGTACTATTATAAACTAAATTTAAACGATTCTCTGGTATCTTTTGTACTCCTTCTTCCATGCTGGTTAACAAAAGTCTGTGAGACATTCCGTATCTCTCTGCAAGTTTAGGAATATTCCAGCCAACGTCCCTTATTCCTGCATGGTGGTAGTATCTGATATTTGTTGGTTTATCTTCAGCAAATAGGGAAAATCCTTCTAAAGCTAGGTCTAATCTTTTTCTTGGTTGATTTCTATTTGCATTTAATACTATGAAAGAATCTTCGCTCCAAAGTTCTTCTACGTTTGGATAAGAGATTTTTCTAAGTTCTGTTTTTGGCATCATTAACTTGTAAAAAGTTTCTGTATCTATTCCGTGTGGAATTATTTCAAAATCTATATCTTTTGGTGCGGCTTCCTTGGCAACCTCATATCCAAACTTAGTATAAACAACAGCTTGAGATACTATATCAAAATTTTCAAACCAACGTTTATCAAACTCTTCCCCATCTACTGGAAAATAAATAACTACTGGAGGTACGGGATCAAACTGTCTTTTGATTTCATTTAAGTATTCATTAATCATCCAAAGATCATTTAATATGAAAATCATATCTATCTTAGCTGTTTTAAATTCCCGTATTCTATCCATCCCATAAACGTTTCCTCTTATTGGTGCAGGAAACATCATCCAATTATAAGGATGAGGATCGCCCCAATAGTTTACCGCTAAGTGCATTACCTGAAAAATTTCAGAATCTAGGTTTTTAATGATCGAGTGTGCTACTCTAGAAAATCCTGTAGGTGTTACTCCATCGGAAATCCAGAGGATTCGTTTTCTTTCTTGTTCCATTTTTCTCCATTCCTTTCTTTACAAATTTTATTTAAAATCCAAGCCAACAGTACTGTCAATACTGCTGGAGTTAGTATCCTTAGTATACAGAGTATACAAATTCCAAACCATTCTAAGTGCATTAAAATTTTCCCATATTCTCAAAAGTATTCTGCTTATATCCGGGTAAACTACCTTTTATAGCTTGGGCTAGTTTACTAGTTGGTGCAGAAAGAATCATACTCAATTCTTCCCAATCTTTCTGTAAAGATATTTGTTTAGAACGTGATCCTTCTAAGTTTGAAAAAGATATTTCAGCGTCTTTCCAAGAACTGGCGTTCCAAGAATTATTTTCTAAACTGCCCTCCTTTATAATAATAGATGCCATCAACAATATAGGTCTTTCATCTTGCATCTCTATTACCGGAGGTTCTGATAAAACAAAAGTATGATTTGAATTTCTTGATACCAAATGTGTAGACATATCTATTAAATACTTTAAATTCCACCATCTTCCTAAAGATTTAATAGCCATTTCGAGAGAAACTTCTAACCACTCACTAGCATACCTATAACTAGATGGGTCAATATCTCCTAAGTGTAATCTTAACTCTGGTAAAAGATAATCAATCGTAGTAGTTTGTGCCATTTAGTTCACCATTTGTGGGGGTTCTGGTAATCCTTGTACTTCAGATAATCTTCCTTTTATTAGATTAACTATTTTCTCTGATTTTTCTTCTTTTTCTGCTAGAACTAACAGTCTATATAAAGGAGCTTCTGATGTCATTTTATTTACCCCAGCTTGTAGAGTAAAAAACTTAGAGGAAATTAATTTCTCAAGTTCTTTATCTGACATATTGTTTGCTTTTTCCTCTTCAGAAACTTCTTTATCTTCTGGTTTAGTGTACTCAATTAAGTACCCTCTTTCAAAGTGCTGTTTGTTAGCTGAACGTATATATTTATCTTCTTTTGCGTTCCAAACCTCTACAACAGCATTATCAGAGAAATTATCTTCCCCGCTTAAAACAATCCCTAATGACTCAAGGTTATTAAAGGGATTTAGAATTTTTACGTACACCTGACCGAGTACAGTTTTTCTATATGATTTGTATGGTTTCTCTGTCTGAGTAGAAGAGAAATCAGCCGCTTCCAAGTTAGTGTCCATTTATCAATCTCCTTTCCATCTTAAATTTTATGAAGGGAAGTTCCGTAATCAGTACGGACACCTTTTTGCCTACCTTCCCATCTCGGCATCTCTTTGTGCAAGAGAGTAAAGTCAATTAGCTAATCCCACCGATGACATAGATTCCGTCAGCTTTCCAGATCATAAGACCGAATCTCTGATAGAATTCTAAGTTCCATTGTGGAGGGGTAGGTCGCATATCTGTCCATTCTTTATAGTTTACATCACCATAAGTAATGAATTCTCCGACCTTCTCTCCAATAACGAGAACCTTGTCTTCAGGGATAAAGGCGTTATAGTCTTCAAAGTTGTCATAAATCTGATCGATGGCAACAATGGGAGCACCATACCAACTTCCAAGCCAACCAGTTCGCATGATTTCCTGTAGCTGAGGATCAAGTCCTCTCCACATAGCATCTGACCCGACGGTATTACCGTCATTCCAGAATCCACCAAACTGAGTAATTGGAGTTAGTGCCGCACGAGAACCAACAACAGCTTTAGTTCCAGAAGTAGTGCGATTGACATAATCAATAGCGTTCTTCAAAAGAGTAGCTGTAAGCGATCCTCCAGCATCTATGAAGTTATTGGGGGTATTGGAAGCTGTCCAGATTGAAGTAAGAGCTGTAAATACTTTCTGTTGGAAAGTATCTTTCAGTTTAGCGAGCATTTCACCACGAATCTCTTCAACTGTTCCAATATCTCCGGCGTTCATCTCCCATTCATTAAACGTAACACCTACGTCTAATCCGTCAAGTAAGTAATTGGCTCTCTCGTACACAGTGATTTCACTTTTCAGATGAATTGATCCGGGTACTAACGTATAAACTTTAATACCTTTTCTCAATTTCTTAACAAGGGAATCACCCTCCTTGAGTGAACGAGAATCCAGTAACATACTAACAAAATCGACGGTAATGTGTCCGGGTTCTAGCCATTCAACAAACATTTGAGCCAAAGCTTCTCTGTTTTCCTTATCCTTTACAGCACTTGCTAAGGCTACCTTTAATTTTTCATCCATTTTTAGCGTATTCCTCCTAAAATTTTAGTAATTAATTCGGAAGGTTAAGTTTAGATCACTATCTACTTCCATAACCTGTGCGAAAGTAGCAGAAGCAGAGTACTTCAGCTTACCAGCATCGGCTTCACTATCTGAACTGGTATCAGCAACAGCCAGAAATGCTCCCGGTACAACGTCAGCACTATAAACATATTCACCAGACCAAACAGTAAACACACCCGGACCAAAGGCTAATGCCAAATAACCGGATGGAATAGTTAGTCCTTTCTTATTGCTTAGTGGCGTAAGATGTACGTCAGCATTAAATGGTACATTTGCCGCACCATCAAATCCATACCTCAATGAGGTATTGGCAACTGTGGGCATAGGAATAAAGATTGGAGGTTCAGTATTGTCCACAGCAAAGGTCAAACAAAAGCGAGCTGCCGCAGCTTCTGTAGAATCATCGGGTAACTTCACACCCGGCAAGTCCTCTCTACTACCGTAGTCGTGACTTTGTGAATGAGAAGTCAAGAGAACCATTCTACCTTCTGGAATGGCTTCTGTAGTTAATACACCCGTAATATCGGTATATTTATTGATTTCCATTATTTATATCTCCTCTCTATTGAGAAACCGTTTGTTCTTTGAGTGCCTTTCCAAGCTCTCTCCCTACAAGACGTTTCTCCTGTTTATTTCTAGCATTAGGAATTTGTAGTCCAGCTTCATCGTCTTCCTCTTCTTCTTCATCTTCTTCCTTAGCAGAAAAAGCGACAATTTCTTGCAACATGAATTCTAGGTCTTCCTGAGCCATAGCGAGTAGACGTTCTTTATTTTCATAGAAATATTCTTCGTCTTTCTCTACTCCAGCCTCAGTAAACTGTGCCTTGATAGCTTCCAAAGCCTTCTCTTCTTCGATTTCTCGATCAATTTCTGCTTTGAATTCTCTCAATTCCTCAAGTTCTGAAGCCTGTCCTTCAAGTCCTTTCAATTGTTCTTTAAGAGTTTCAATTTCTTCCTGAGCTTTAGACAATAATTCTTTGGTGTCTTCCAATTCCTTTTGTGTTTTCTCTAACTCGTCCAAGTCAGTATCCTCCTTTTTTTCGCTAGCTACTTGTATCACTGGAGTTCTACCCTTATAAGCTGGTAAATCAACAAGTGTTGCAGCTCTTAGAGTAACTCCATGAAGATTCTCAGTACCGTCATCCTCATAAGAAGATGCCGTATATCCTAATTCCCAACTAATGTTTAAAGGACGCTTATTAATATAAGCTTCTTTAATTATTTTTACATCATCGGGTCTTTCTTCCGACCATAGAGCAGCTAGTCCTCTTATTTGATTGTCATTTTCTTGCAGATGAGTGATGACTCCTAGAGGTTCAGAGAGTTCGTGTCCCTGCTTAATTCCTCCACGAGCCATTTTTAACGGAGTGAAGAACCCCGTTCTGATAACATTTTCAAATTCTTCTTTAGGAATTCTTTGCCTGTTAGCATTTGGTTCATCATCTGTTAGTATAAATTTTAAGTAATTGAATGAGTGGTTTGCAGCTATAGCAGCTTCAGCTAGCTGCTCATCGTCTTCATCTACAAAATCCACAGTATATTTTTTGATAATAGTTTTTTCATCCATTAGTAACTCCTAAATAGGTAAAATTTTACCTATTCTCTCATTAATATTATACCACATTTTGATTAAAAGTGGCTAAAATTGATTTATTTTCTGAAATTTTTGCAAAATTTATTGCTTTTCTTCAGTATTTGTTTCATTTTCTTCAGTATTTCCCACCATACCCGGTGCGTTACTATGGGGTTGTGGTGCAAATTCTTCTAATCCCATCTCTTCCATAGTATCATTTTCTTTCTCTTTTAGTCTAAACTCCTCATCTATATCATATCCAAATGCTTTTGCATGATGTGTTCTGGACAGATTTCCAGATTCGTATAAACTTGTTAATCCATCTACCAAATCTCTAAAGGAAACTAAATTAATAGGTTCAAACTTTAATGTTGGCATTTCGTTTCTGAATTTATTTTTCTCCCATACGTTATAAACAATATCAGATAAAATTAATAAAATCTTTTCTCTAATATTTTCCATAGTACGTACTGGTGACATTGTTGCATATTCAGCATTTGAAGTACCACTTCTAGACGTTTCTCCTGTAATAAGAATTCTAGGGAATCCTAAACCAAAGATAATATCATCATTAACTTCCCTATATTTACTTTCATCCAATAGAGCTTCTACTGGAGGCATAACCCAATCTATTTGTAAAGTATGGTTAGCAAATAGTTGAAAAATTCTTTCAATATCTTCTTGGGTAGAGTAACGATGGTACATTTGACTTCTTAATTCTTCAAAGGTTTCTTCTTGATCTTCTGTAACAGGAAACTCATCACTCCCTAAACGGAACAATTGAATAGCACTAATTACTCTGGATGCTATTGAATAGTCCATTCTTCTTAGGTTTCTCTTATGTTTTAGAGGCTCTAGTACTGGAGTTAGATATGGAGTAGGATAGGGGGAATCCGTAACCACCCTTCTTCGTATTACTAGATCATTTTCTAATAAAACATATTGTTTATTATCTTCTACTGCTTTTACAAATTCAGGATAATAAGTTGTTAATTCTCTATATAATTCAGGGTCTTCTGTACCATCTTTATATTTTCCCTTATTTTGTATAAAGAAAATTAAATCTCTTGGAATTTTATAGAAATAAGACGGCTCTGTCATACCAAGTGCATCGTTAATTTTTATCGTGGTGGGATCACGTAACCACATATACACGGGTAAAGTAAGAGTATCATATCTCTTTATTTTCCACTCTTGTAGTTCTTTCTTTGTAACTGGTGCGTACTTAATTTCTGGAACAACTAGTCCAGAAAGAAGGTATTCTAAAGAAATTTGTTCTGCGAATTCTTTTAGTTTTGGAACTAAATTGTCCATTATTTTCTTTTCATTCTCATTTAGTTTGGACGTATCGTATTCGATATTATTAATTCCTATTTCAGTCATTTTATCAACAACAGTATTCACCAAAGAATCGTATCTATAGAAAAACCTACAAGCATTTACCAGCTCTTCAAATGTATCTAAATCTAATACTTCCATCTTATCAATCACGGAGCTGCTCCAAGGATTGGTAAAAGAAATATTTTGATTAGGTAAAAAAGTTGCTTTAGCTAAAGTATCAGTCATGTTGTTAACCACCTACTTTTGAACAATTTCGTTTGATTTTTAGCAGGAAGAAAGTACTCATGCTCTAGGTAGTACGCCATACTCCCACACAACAAAGCTGCTGTAAAGTGGTCTTCTCCTCTCTGTCCTCCTCTTGGAGTTAAAGTTTTATATACTAAATCTCCTGTTGGTGTTTTAGAGTAGGTCATTCTCTCTAATTCAGAAACTAATTCTAAATCAGTGGAAGAATAAATGAACTTATGGTTATTAGAGTACTCCTGTAAAATAGAAACTGAAAAAGGTTTTGTTTTAGATTTTATTTCTTCTCCGTCAGAATCAAACCCTAGTGAAATCTGTGAAGAAAAATTAATTGGTACTACTCTTTTCTTGTAGTCTTTATGTAAGTATTCTTTTGAATCTTGCAAGCGTTGAATAACGCTTATTCCTGCTGAACCCCAATCAACTCCTATAGCTATGGGGTTATATATTGTATCTAATTTATCTATTATCTTATCTTGAAGAGCATAAGATACCTTATTCATTTGCACCCGACAATGAAATTTTAATTGACCAGATGCTATTGAATAGAAAATAATTATTGCTGTTGGGTCTGTGTATCCTAAATCTATTCCAAAATAAACTTTTTTAGCACTAGATGGTAATGCTGGAAGTCCAGCTAATTTAGGGATATAATCACCAAAATTCTCTTTTAACTTAATTCCATCAAGCACTAGTTTATATACTGGATAAGAATCTATTTGCATTGTATTTCTGTCAAAAATAGAGAATATCGGAGAACCATGCTCCCCTAATACCAAATGAATATAGTCCTCATTATCTTCGCCACCATATTTCTCTATTGCATCTTGGTGATCTTTTTCAGTAAATCTAGGATTATCAAATGCAGACACCATATGTTTAGTATAAGATGAATCTTCTTGATCATTTACCCAAAGTACATTCTTTTCTCTAATTCCAGTAGGCACTCCAGAACTTAATAACCTGTGTCCTTTAGTAAAAGTATTAAGAATTGGTTGTAATTCTACCCAAGTACCCCAAGGATAGTAACCAGATTCATCCAACATTACAAAAGGTACGTGTAAACCAATAACGTTTGCACCTGTTCCAGTAGTACCAGCAATACGACAAGTTAATGTACTTTGATTTAATAAAGTTACTTCAAACGTAGAGCTATTAAATCCAGATGTTGGAGAAACAAAATTCCTAAGAAAAGAATTCGATCTAAAAATTCTTATCAATCCTCTCCATACTGGTTGTAAATGTACTCTACTAGGTACGGTGTAAACAATATCATAGCCGGGAAATACTTTAAATATAAGTATCCAAGTTATAATAGAAACTAGGGAAACTGTTTTACCAACACTTCTTGCTGTAGCTATGGAAACGTGGTAATGAAAATCACAAAGAATTTGTTTCTGATACCAAGAGAATTCAAATTCTTCTTCCCATTCCCGTCTATCATAATTATTAATAAATTCGTTGCATAATACCGGGTTACGTAAAATTTCGTAAAGTATTAAATCTTCGTTAGTTACTTTTTCAATTATTGCCATAAACTATTAAAATCAATTCTTGGAATTATATCCTCACTTAGTTTTGTTTTAGAACTTGCGTTATACAGTTTTCTTCCAGAACCCTCATAGTACTCTCTTGCTAATTTGTAACCAAGCTCTACTCTCTCTAAATTTTGATGATTATATTTTACTTTACCTGAAAAATAATTGGGATCAAAATGATTTGGATCGCCTCCCTTATTTATAAATTTCCCCCTATCAACTCTTTCTGTATTAGAATAATCTATAAAATGATCCATACCTATAATATATACTGGATCAAGTCCCATATAAAATGCTACCTGTAAAGCTACATTTGTAACTGAATGTCCCTGCCAAATTGGTACTGCTATACTAGGACTGAACTTGGGTACATCATTTGTCCAACGAAGTTTATAAGTATTTTCTCCCCTAAGACTGTGGGTGAATTTAGCTTCACACTCAAAAGATTCCATCTCTTCTCTAAATTGATCTTCAACTAAATTATCTATTGTTACTAGATATGTTATGGATAAATCTTTTTTTATATACCCTCTATTTAGACCAAAAACTATTTCCCCCTTTAATTTAGAAACATCTATATTATTGAGGCTCGGACCATTGCACGCAATAAATCCTCGTCTACCTTTGTGGATGTTTTTGAATCGTGTAATCCCTTCCAAATTACCTCCGCAATCTCGAAATCACTTTCATAATTAATATCTACAGCCTCTATATAATTTATTGGTACTCCTCTAAAATTATTTGGATCAATTCTTTTTTTATTCTCAAAAGCATATTTAGTTTTAAAAGCATACAGTCCGGTATGTTCTACAAAAGTATAAGGCAGTTCTTTTGAATTTAAAAGTTTTCCGTCTTTATAATAATCTGGAGTTAAACTTTCAGTTGGATGTTTTTTACTCCAAGTATATAACTTTTCTGATGTAGCTGTAAAACTAGAATTATAGCCAGTTACTACATTTCCAATACATTCATCAATAGTTTTTGGTTTTATGAAAGGAGATGTTGGTACTACTTGTACTATAATATCATATTGAGGTAAACTTTGTGCTTGCCAATAAGCTAAATCATCTCCTGTTATAAAATTATTGGCTAAATATTGGGGACGTTTTAATGGCTTAGCTCCACAAGCTATACCAACTTTTAGAATTATATCGTCTTCGCTATCTATATAAACATCATTTACTAATTTAGCATCACAGGCATTTTTTATAGCATGACAAATTAATGGTTTACCTCCAAGTTTTCTTAAATTCTTGTTTGGTAATCTTTCGCTTTTACCTTTTGCATGTACTACAGCAGCTACTCTCATGTATACTCCCTTTCCAATATTGCTATTGCGTCTGATATATGTACTATTCTCCAAGGTTCTTCATAATCCATTGCATATCTAACAGCAGTTACAACCCCTTCCTCTGTTTTATCATAGTCATCAAAAATAATATATTTAGTTACTCTATTTTTTAACATATTCCAATCTAACAGAGGATTTGGGTCACGATGATCTCCGTCTATAAAACCACAACTAAATCTATAATTCCCCCAAACCATTTCTTCAGAGGGTATTTGATAAACTCGTATTTTGTTTTCCACTCCCCAAATACTGGCATTATCATAAATATCTCTAGGATTTGGTTCAATACACCATATATCCCCATCCAATTTAAATTCTTTTTTAGTAAGAGCTGCTGTAATAGCAGAGCCTCCGTGTAAAGAACCTATCTCTACATAATCACCGTGTCCAGCATTTCTTATTGCCTGACATAATAAACCAGTAGCATGTGAACTTTGTACTAACTTGTTTCCTAGTTTATCCTTTATCTCCTTATGCAAACGTCTACCATAATAGTATCCGTCATTTAGGGGGAAGAAAAATTTATCCATTATCTATCACCTTGAAAGCAAAACTTGAATAAGAATCCTCTAACCAATAATAGCTTATCAGTTCAACTGGTATACCGAATTCTATAAAAGCCCTGAACTCGTCTGAGTAACTTTTAGAAATAAATTCATCAAAATATAAAACCGTACCCGGCACTATTCTTTCAAAGAGATTTAAAGTCCATAGTACATTACGTGTTGAGTAATAAAGGTCTGCATCGAAATTTATAAAAGCTGCTTTCTCTTTGTGCTCTATTAAGAAATGACCAATCGTAATATCAAAGTTACCCTTTACTGTTACTACATTTTTTGGCAAGTCTGGAACAATTCCTCTTAAATCAAATGTACCCTTTTTATATTTACCATACCAATCTTCAGGTAAACCAGCAAAACTATCAAAGCCGTAAATAGTTCTATCTGGTAATAGTTTAGAAAGTATTTTAGTAGTAGCTCCTTTATACACACCAAACTCTAGAATAAGCCCATCTAAAGTTATGCTTCTTATAGCTCTCCTAAATACATCTAATCTATTTTGTCCAATCACTAGAGCTTCCTAAGTAAGTATTTCCATAAGTTTGTTTCTGTAAAAATTCCTCTTCCACTTTACTCATACCAAATTCTGTCTTGAAAACAACATCTGGTAAGTTATATTCAACAGAAGAATCCTTACTCTCTTCAATCATTTGTTTGAATTCTTTTGGCTCTAGACTACATTCTATATGATGTACAAAAGAATGTCTAGATAAACAAAAATGTCTTTCTATTAAATATGGATCATATTTTTTAGCAACAACTACAGAGGGTACTATCCCCTCTTCATGTCCAGAGTACCCTATCTTTACTTTGGAAGTTTCAAATTCATCTTTTAATTTCTGAATATTTCCTAATCTTAATTTACTAATTGGGCAGGGATATTCAGCCACGCAATGTTGTAAAACTACTCTTCTATCTCCCAAAGTTTCTAAGAGATTGTCTATCTCTTTTAGGGTAGAGCCTCCCACTGAAACTACTAGTTGTTTGGTCTTGGGTACTTGTTTCCCTAATTCTTGTATAAAAGCATAGTCCCTTGCACTTGAAGATGCTATCTTATATTTGGGAAGTTTATATTCTAACATAAATTCCAAAGATGGAATATCCTGTACAGTAGCAAACCACTTTATTTTTAATCGCTTACACAGTGAATCAAATCTATCAAAGTCCTCTTTGCCAAATTCAAATATTTTCCTGTAATCCCAATACGTTTTTCCATAGGGGGATAGGTAAAATCTATCCAACTTTTCCTTAGAGTAATAAGTTTCAACGTCCTTCTTCTGCATCTTAATGAAGTCTGCACCCGCAATTCTTGCTTCTCTAACCATTTCTTCAAGTACATTATAATTTCCCATATGGTTTGTTGTAAATTCTGCTACAAACTGTGTCATATAACCTCCTCTTCATAATCACACTTATCGCACTTAAGCCAAATATCAGTCCAACCCCTACCATCTTCATCATCATAACAAACTAACGTCCTGTGTACTAAACCATAACCACAAACACACGGTTTAGGATAACCATTTTCTTCACTACACATAAAACATTTTTTATCACCCTTATCGTGGTCATAAAAATAATATTCCCATTCTCCCGGCTCTACCATCTCCCAAACTCCTTATAAACTTTTTTCCCTATTCCAACACTATCATTTTCAATAATTGCATCTCTTATCTCTTGTTCATAGTCTAATTTTATTGGCAACAAGTTAATTACGTCTTCTAATAGCTCCCATCGTATTACTAAAATAGCATCTTCATCCGCAAAAATATAATCGTAGGGAGTAATAAAAATATTTCCTATAACTATTTCCTCCAGATAGTTAGTAATACCCCACCTATCAGCAGAGTCTTGTGGCTGTACACCTTTAGCCCAAATAGGAAAACCATAGCTTTCTATTCTTCTAATATCTCTAGTCCAACCCTGTATTACTGCACCGACAGCACCTTTCTTTTTTAGAAATAGTGACATTATATCTCCAAAATGAGCACGACTATTATCATTAGCTTGTAAAATATAAACATCCCCCGGCATTATTTCATCTATCATCTCTGCTACTCTTTCGTGATTAGGCGAAGATGTTTTATCTCCTCTGGCTGTAAAAGCTTTCCCAAATATAAATCCATTTGCACTAGAAAATCTTGGCTTTACTAGAGGTTTTATATCATTAGGAAGTACAAAATTCTCTTTATACTTTAAATCAAACTTTATAATGTCGTATATAGCACCGCTGTATGCCCTTGAATCAATCTTCATGTTTTTCTCCTTTCCAGTTTTCCCACATTTCATCTGCTATTCTGCCTATGTCCTGTGCCGTCATTCCTTCTATCTTATATTCTTTTGGTCGCCTGAATAATCTCCATAAAGTAAAAATAATTACAATCCCTAGTACAACCAACCATTCCATTTTCATCTCCTATAGTCCTGATAAGAATAACACAGCAATTGCTAGTACAACTGCTGTTGCCATTACGCCCTTAAAAAAGTCAAATTTATTTTGAGCTGAATAATAAAGTCCTACCCAAACAAGAATTGCTAAGAACAAAGGAAGTACCTTATTCAATACTATATCTTGAATATTGTCTGTTATCATTTAGCATCTCCATGAAACCCGTAATCTTCAATCACTCTGAAAATATCAGATATTGGGTATTTGTAAATCTTTTCACCATTCACAAATACACATAGAAAGCTTCCTTTTTCATAAAGATTTATAGTATTTGCGTGTATTATCGGCTGTGATTGCAATTTCAAGTGTATTGTTACACCGTGCGTGTTTATATCCACCGCATCAAAGCCGTCGTTTAGCAACAGTTCACTCATTACTTAACTCCTTTCACAATGTTAAATATTTCTTTCATAGTAAATTGTTTAGTATCCAGTAACCAATTAGCACCAGTTATAAAAGCACCCCACTCTTCAGCTTCTGCTAATTTAGTTAGTGCGATTATGTCAGCATTGTGTTCATTGTTTACACAATTTTTACCTTGTAATACGTGCCCCCACTCGTGGGCTAAAGTATATTTCCATAAAGCAGACTTCTCTGTTTTCCATTTAGGGGAAAGATAAACGGTGCTGGTACACACTAATGGATCACCAACAGCGAGTGTGGCACTCCACCAAGTACCTATATCCCTAAACTGCCAGTTGGTAGCAACACCAAAGTATGGTTGCATCTTCTCAGCAAAATCATCAGCAGACTCCACAGAAAAGGGAGATACTATTGAAATACTTAGAAGAATTAAACTAATGAACAGTTGGCTCATTAAAAGTTACCCTGTAGTATGAAGTCTCTTCTAAATCCATTTTTTCCAATTGAGGGTCTTTATCCAAATATCTCATAAAACCAATATAGTCTAATTCAGCTTGGTTGTCACAATACTTATAAATAAAGTACCCTATTAGCATAATAAACTCTTTTTCTAATCTCTCTACCTGCCTAGCCTCTTCTGTCATTCACGCATCTCCTCGTTAAATTTATTTATGGTATTAGCATGTGCTCTAATTTCTCCTATATAATTATCATTTGCTTCGTTTAACATTTCTCTATAGTTTGCTATTATATTTTTGTAAGTAGAAATTATTGAATCCCATTGAGCTATTGTAGCTGCTGTTCCAACAAGATACCCTATCATAAAAACAAGTATTCCTCCTAAAATTACAAATCCGTCTTCCATCACTTACTCCTTTCCTCTAAATCTTTTATTAGTTTATCTACTCCAGCATTTTCTCTAAAAAAATTTCTTTTGTATTTAATTCTATCTATTGTCCTGTCTGCATAAGCTTGTTCACAAGTATTTAATACTTGTGATAAATTAATTGGATAAGTAGTTAAAGAATATTCTGGAAAAAGAACATCCGTAGCTCCATAGGTGTTTGTACCAACAAAAAAAGTTCCGCTAAAAGCTGCGTCATAAACTGCACGACCAGTGGTTAATCTATAAGATAAATCCACAAATATCTTACTCCTATCCATTAAGTGATCAAAGCGTTGAATAGATGCTCTTGTAAATTTTTTAGTATTAGTAATTATAGGGTAATCTAGTTTATCCTTATAAAATTCGTAAAGTTCTGTATTTAGAATCATTACACAAATAGAATACTTTCTTCTCTTTAATTCTGTAAATAATTCTAAGGTTTCTACTACATTTCTATTTGTATCTAAACAAGTAAAAAAATCTATATCTTTTATCTTAGATATTGGTTTTTCAAATTCTGTATGATAACAGCGTAATGGTAATCTTTCAACTGGTTTTGAAAAAGGATTATACCAAACTGGTTGTTCCCAAATGAATTTATCACAAGGCTCGAAAGTTTTATGAAAAAACCTTGATGTATTTTTAGGTCCATCTAGCTTATATAGTTTACCTAGATGGTTATCAGCATCAAACTCTATCCAAAAGTTTCGAGCCTCTTTTTTTAATTTATTTGGTAAATCCTTCCAAGCATTATATTGATCTAATTTCCAAACGCAATGTAGAATTACATTATCGCCTGTAAAATCAGTATCTTTAGCTTCTAAGTAGTTTAAATACTTAGCACCCATATGCTTTTGTATTACGTAGATAGGATAAAACGCTTTTGTATCTACCCCAATCCTTGAAATTATATACCACATTATATTATGCTTTCTGGAAGAACCTCTGGTTTATTAGATGCTAAACTAGTAGCCCATAAGCCTCTAGTATCCACACTAAACTTATGATTACACAAAACCTCAGGCTCTTTTCCTCCTTTCCTTCTATTACAAGTAAAAGTTAATACATTATCTACTTCTGGATATTGTACCCAAATAGTAGCCAAGAGCATATCACACTTAGGGCAAATAATGTACCTCATTTTTTGATCAGCAAATCTCTGTGCTTTCTCTTTTAGGGTTTCAACAGTTTGAATAACATCTTCTCTATCATCTGATTTTCTTACTTTACGACTAATTTTTAAATCAGTTTGCTGATTAGATATATCTCTTCTTAAATCTGAAATGATCTTCTGTATCTTATCAACAGTCATAATATTATCTGCTCCAATATTCTGACGTTCTTCATAAGCCATTAATTCAAAGTCTTCTAATGAAATTAAGCCTTGTGCCAAAGCTCTTAGTATTAAAAGATCATTTGACTTCATATCAGAAAGATCATAGTCTTCGGTTAATTCATTTATTTTTTGTTGTATCCGTTCCTCAAAATCTTCACCAAGAGGTTCAGCCTTATACTCTTCTTTTCTTTCTTCTATAATTTCTAAGAATTCTTCTTCACTCAAGTCTTTGTATTGAGGAAGATTTCTAAGGCTTTTCGGACTTATTGCTCTCTTGTGTTTCGACAAACTGTTCTCCTTTTAAGAAATCTAAAACTTCTTTATTAGCATTTTCGATTTTTTTCATGCTAGAGTGTAACTTACTTCCACTACTCCAATCTGTTTTCATACCTCTTCCCCACCAATTCCTTCCCTTAATTTTAGGTTTCATTGTACCTCCTTATAAGCTACAACTGCTCCAACCACAGCTAGGACAAGTTTCGCACCTTCCTACTCTAATGAGTAGGGAATAGCAAATGGGACATTCGTAAAACTTATCTAGCATTGTATCCGTTCTTTCTATCTCCTCAAATTGATCTGTAAATCTATATAACTGTTCATTGACTTTAGGTTCTTCTTGCATTTAATATATACTCCTCTATAGTTAATTATACCACATTTTCTTATTTTAGGTATAAAATTGGGTTATTTTTTATGTAATTCTAATACAAATTCATTTAGTTTATCATAATTTGACAATAGGTATTCCTCCGTAGTATCTTCTATTTCTTTGAAACATTCTTTATGAAACCACAAATTCACGTATGGTATATCTATCGCATACATGAATATTGGTTCTTCTTCCTTTATTACTTTTTCGCATTTGAAACATATTTTCATACTACCTTCCCCAAAAATCTTTGCAGACTTTGGTACATTGTATTTGTAATTAGCTTCTCGTCTTTGGTTGCCATAAATTGCAACAACCTGTTAACATCAGAACGTAGCATGGGTACATAAACTATATCGTGTTTATCTCTACAAGTATCGGCTTTTGTAGGATCGGGATATATTTTATTACACCAGCTACATTTATATCTACCGTTTGGTAATTTTATAGCCACTATTTAATTATCCTTTCTAAGTTGTCGTCTTAGTAGTTTACCAAAACCAACTACATAAGTTATATTAATTGCGTAAATAAAACACCATAACATTATTGTTGCCATAATAACTTCTGCTAATGGTGGAAAGTAATCTATATAGAAAAAGAACATCAGAATAAAACTAAATACAATATAAATTAAATATAAAATAAAAGTTTTCATTTTATCCGAATGGACCTAATTTTGTTTGAGAAACTTTTTTATATTCTTTTGTTCTCTTTTTTGTATAAGAAATCATATTCTCAACTTCTTCCCAAATATCCCAATATTCTCCTCCTTCTTGTAGTTCAGGAAAAGTCTTACCGCACCATTTTAGTATCTCAGACATTTGTTCTACTGTAGATGATAAAAGAACTACTCTTTTATTTAATTCTATGTCCTTTTGTTTTTGTTTTTCTTTCATTGTTTCAAAATCTTCATATCTCATACTTGACATCCTTTCAAATTTATGTTATACTTACAGACGGGATAGGACTCGAACCTACAACCACTTGTTTTGGAGACAAGCACTTTACCAAATTAAGCTACCCATCTATTTTAATTATACCATATTTCTGCATTTATTGTAACATATTAACATTAATAGAATATTAATAGAACATTAGAGTTTCCAGAAACATGATCACGAAATTACATTTTGTGGTATAATATAAGTAGAAGGTAAAAAAACAAAAAATTGAATACCCTTAAGCTTGCGAAGACAAGACTTGAATAAAAAAGATAATCAGTAACCCTGATTAATAAAAATAAGGAAAGGTTTTAATAAAAAAGAAGTTCTTAATTGGGGTACGTTGTACAAAAGGAGAGGTATGGGTTACATTCTAGTGAGTACTCAAAAACATTTAGCTGATCTTCAAATTGATCTTTCTCTAGCTGATGTTATTTATTTAGATACTGAAACTACAGGACTTGATACTTTAACAGATAAAATTATTTTATTACAAATTAGAGCTAATGAAAAAACTTATATAGTTAATTGTAAAGAGGTAGCTTCTAATTATGTAAAATATATTATAGAGCTGATTAAAGATTCTAATAAGACCTGTGTTATACAGAACGCTAAATTTGATATTAAGATTATTAAGTCTAATACTGGTATCTTATTAGATAATGTTTATTGTACCTTTATATCTGAAATAATAGCTACAAATAGCTGGACATGCAATAGATACCCCGGATTAAAATATCTTGTTAAAAAATATTTAGATATAAATATAGAGAAAGACATTAGATTAGATTTTACCGATCCTAATTTAGTCCTTACAGAAGAACATTTTGAATATGCAGCTAATGACCTAGCTTATCTTAGTACTATTCGTAATAGACAGCTGGAAGAAATTATAAGATCAAAACAAGAAAAAATTTTAGAATTGGAAATGAAATTCTTACCAGTTCTAGCTCAAATGGAATTAAATGGTGTCTATTTTAATGTAGATAAATGGAATAAAATTGCAAATAGTTATCAAGAAAAAGCAAATGAACAAGAAAAAATAGTTAAAGACTTTTTCATGGATAAAGTAGACTTTTCTAAATACCCAAATTTATTAGAAGCTACTAGAGCAATAGGTATCTATAAAGATAAAGATGGTAAAAACCTAAGAGCTAAATTTAGAAAAGAAGAATTAGAAAAAATAAAAGATGTTAGCTTTGCTAAGAAATATATTTATGAGAATTTAAATATAGATTCTAATTCTCAAATGAAAAATATTTTGTGGCTTGCTGGTATTCAAGTACAAGATACATTAGCAGCTACGTTGAAGAAACAATATACAAAGTTTCCTGTTACAGAAAATATTGTAAAATATAGAGAATTTGCAAAAAGAGTTACAACATACGGTGAGGAATTTACCTCCAGAGTTCATCCAAGAACGGGTCGTATTCACGCCGAATATCACCAATACGGAACAGCATCTGGCAGATTGGCTTGTAAGAACCCCAATATGCAAAATATTCCTGCTGAAGATGAATATCGTGCTTGTTTCGAGGCTGAATCTGGAAATAAATTCCTCACTATAGACTACTCACAACAAGAGTATAGAATTATAGGTGAGTTTACTGGAGAACAAGCAATTATAGATGCGTATAATGCTGGCAAAGATATGCACGTTGTTACAGCAGCTCTAGTAAATAATATCTCCATAGAGGAAGTTACTAAAGAACAGAGGCGAGGAGCTAAAGCTGTTAACTTTGGTTTATTTTATGGTGCTAATGAGTACGGTTTGAAATATAGACTTGGCATAACACTGAAAGAATCTATTAGAATAATGACTTCTGTTTTCGGTGGGATGCCAAGATTCGTTTCTTTTAGAGCTGCCTTTGAAAATAAAGTAATTGATATGGGCTATTCTGTAACAATGGCTGGAAGAAGAAGGTACTTTGAAACAAAGTCTGATTTTATAGATGGTGGAGAATATTTAAAATATATTGGAAAAATAAAAAGAGAAGGGTTCAACCATCCAATTCAGGGTACTGGTGCTGATATGACAAAGCTAGCTATGTGCTATTGTCATTATAATAATCCATTTGGAGAAAAATTTAAATTAGTTACACAAGGGCATGATGAAATTGGGTTTGAAGTTTCTGAAGATATTGCAAAAGAAGCTGATGAATTCGCTAAAGGTGAGATGATAAAAGCTGGAGAAAAATTCATTAAGTCGATGCCCGTAGAAGTAGAAGGAGTAATAAAAAATCATTGGAGTAAGGGATAAAAGGAGAGAGCTATGAAAAAGGCGTGTGTAGTAAGACATATAGATACAAAAGAATATTATAAATTTACTTTGGGTAAGAAAAAAGAAATAGTAGTTATTGATGAAAGAGATTATACTCTTAAAGATTTAATAGTTTCTTTATTGCCATTAGAGGAGGTACAGCATTTGGATAACGATTACTATGTAGTATTACAAGGTGAGTATGACGACTAGTATTGTTGATAAATTAAAAAAGAAATATGAGCACATTTTGTTAGATAGAGAAATTGATGATACCGTTGAGACTATATCAACAGGCTCTCCTTCGCTGGATGTGTCTACTGGTGTTGGAGGTATTCCTAAAAGAAGAGTCACAACGGTTTATGGTGCTGAGAGTTCTGGAAAAACAACATTGTGTTTAGAAATTGCTAGAAATGCTATTGAGGGAGGAGATAATGTAGCATATATTGATGTAGAACAGGGGTTGGATTATAATTATGTAGAAACTTTAGTGGGCAAATTTGATATGGATAAGCTACTTATTGCTCAACCAGAGACATCAGAGGAGGCTCTTGGTTTAGTTGAAGTACTTATCAAGGGGGATAGAAAATTAGGAATAGAACCCGGACAATATAAACTTATAATTATAGATTCAGTAGCTGCTTTAGCACCAGAGGTAGAGAAAGAAAAAGAATTAACAGACCATAATGTAGCACTAACAGCACGCATTTTAACATCTTTCTTTAGAAGAAATGTATACGATCTAAGAGAGAATGATGTAGCACTTTTATTTGTTAATCAGGTAAGAGCAAAAATAGGTGGTTATGTCAAAGGCTACGAATTACCCGGAGGACATGCCCTAAAGCATTATTCATCAATGATTATCTTTTTGTCAGCTGGACAGAAAATTAAACAAGGAGATGAAATAATAGGGATGCAATGCAAATTCACTGTCAAGAAAAATAAACTTTCCCCACCTTTTAGAAGCTTTGATTTTCCTCTTATATTTGGAGAGGGAATAGATTATTATAGGGATTTAGTTTTCTTTGCAGAAGAGATGGGAGTATTGAGAAAACGAGCAGCTTATTATTATTATAATGATACCCAATTAGGACAGGGTATTGAAAAATCAATAGTGTACCTAAAAGAACATAAGGAGGTAGAAAAAGAGATCAAAGAAAAATGTTTGAGTAATGTTAATAAAACAAAAGAAAAGCTTGACAATGATGATGAAGTGTGATATAATACAGGAAATTTGAGGAAAGGAGTAAAAAATGGCAAAAGAGCACTTTACTTGGGACACGAGATACGATGAATTGAGTATAGGTGATTTATTTAAAATGATAGAATATATAGCAGAGGAAGATTGGGACGGTCACTACACTATATTTAAGTTCACTACTAATTTTAGAGGTTGTTTTGGGAGTGTAAATACAATCAACGATATTAATAAATTTCCACCCTTTGATGATTTACGCACATTACTTTTATATATGATTACAAAACAACCAAGGTTCGATGATCTTTTGTACAATAATATAAATGATGATCATTTTATTAGAGAGTTAAATCCTGATGTAATAGGAGTTTGGATAGATTAAAGGAGTAAAATATGAAACGTACTGTAGGTGTGGAACGGACATTTTATATTAGCGATTACAATGTAATCAAGCCTATGGAAATCTTAACAGATATTCCTGAGGAATTGGCAACGGACGAGAAATTTATTGGTAAGGTAAGGTTCATACAGTTGCTAAACTTAGAGCTTACTTTCAAGAAATATCTTATCCTAAAAGAAAAAACAGATCAATTAAGTCCAATGGATGCAATAGCTTATTTAGAAGAGCTAAAAGCAAAAGCAATGGACGAATTAAATCAAATACTAAATAAGGAGAATTAACATGTCATTTTTTGAGAGAACATCTGGTGCAGGTAACTTTAAGAAGACGGAGTACTTAAAGCTAACTCCCGGAACACATATAATTAGAATAATTGAAGAGGCTGGTAGAAAGTATTACCAGCATTGGATGGGGGCTGGTGTCGAATGTCTAGGAGAAGATTGTCCACAGTGTAAATTGAATCGTCAGATTATTGATGATATTGGTGGCGAATATGAATCAGCATATAAGGAGGCAAGAAAAGTAGAAGGATTTGTTCCTCGTCAGCCTCGAGGTGCTGTGAATGTATTAGATCGTACTCCAATTAAAATTTGTACTAATTGTGGGCATGAAAATAGACCAATAAGTAATGTACATCCAGCTGTATGTTCTGAGTGCGGACAATCAATATTGAGCATAGAGCCTCACGTTACAAATAAAGTTAAAGTTTTTAGTAGAGCTGCAACTGTTTTTGAACAAATTGATGATTTAGATAAGTCAGTACTTGATGAAAACAAAGAACCAGTTGGTGTTAGAAATTTTGATATTGCTCTACACGTTGTCGGTAATCAAACCGTACCAGTACCTACAGAGAATAGGGACGTAGTTGAGTTTGAAGAAGAATCTCTATTTGATCTAGATCGTGTAGCTGTTAGCTTAACGGTTGAAGAAATGGAAAAAAGAATGAGGGGAGTTTCTTTATCAGAGATTTTTAAGACAAGAAGTAGTGCATCTGAATCTGCGACAGAATCTGTTATACAGCCAAGTGAGGAAAAGGTCGCAGAAATTCAATCTGAGATAAGCGATTTATTCTAGATTATCCTGCTTATCTCAATATATAGCCCGGTGTTTGTGGGGTTGCACCTAAAATAAACCCCACATCAATTTATATTTAGGAGATTGGATGTTACATAATTTTAACTCAGAAGAACAAGAAGAGGCTATTTTAAATATTTTAGTAAATTTTCCAGATAAATATTTTTCATTATCTTCTTTAAAATCCTATATGTTTAGTAGTTTACCAAGAGTTAGAATATTTGAATTCATAGAACAATCACATACTAATCAAACACCAGTTAATTTTCACATATTAACACAGTCAATTTCTTATCAAAATAATGAAGATGCTGTTGGTGGAAAAGAATACTTGGAAAAACTAAAAGGATTGAAGGATATTAATCCAGATAATATTAGAGATTATGAAAAAATAGTAGTAGATGCTTGGAAGAGCAGAAGTGTTATAAAAATTTGTTCAACAGCACCAACAACTGTACAGAGTGTTTCTGAAATACAAAGCGTAATAAGTTATATAAGAAAGGGATTAGATAAATTAGATTTAGGATCATCTAATGATGGTATTTTTTCTATGGAAGAAATAGCACCATTAGTTTTAGAGGGAATAATAGAAAGACACGGTACTCCCGGAATACCGGGAATAAGCACAGGACTGAGGGGTTTAGATAAAATTACTGCTGGCAAAATGGGTGGAGATTTTTGGTTAGTTGCTGGTCGTCCGGGTATGGGGAAAACAGCATTAATGTGTAACATGCTATTATCGGATGCTAAACAAAATAAAAAGGGAATTCTTTTTTCTTTAGAAATGAATAAACAACTTATTGTAGAAAGAATGTTATCAATAACTACCGGAATTCCATTATACCCTAATATTAGAATGGGCGATTTAAATGAAGAAGAGCTTGATTTAATAAAAGAATATTTAAATTTGTTTCAACTATATCCAATTTATTTAGATACTAATTTCATAGCAAGTATGGAATATTTAGAAACAATGATAAGAAAGTATAAACATCTACACGATATAGATACTGTTTATATTGATTATATTCAATTACTGGCAGAAAGAGAAGCTGATCAAACTCATGCAATTGGTAAGATTTCTAGAAAATGTAAATTATTAGCCGAGGAACTTGATATTACCATAATAGCTGCATCGCAATTAAATCGGTTACTAGAAGGGCGTAGCGATAAACGTCCTATTCTTCCAGACTTGAGACAATCCGGCAATCTTGAGGAGGATGGTGATATAATTATAGCTCTCTATAGGGATAAGAAATATAATTTAAAGACTCCTGATCCTAATTTAATGGAAGCTATTGTGTTGAAACAACGTAACGGTCCTACAAAAACTGTTTTATTGGACTTTAAAGAAGAGACAAATAAAGTAAAAGATAGGGAAGGTATACATGATGACAAACAAACAAAAGAGGAAGGGGAGCAGGTGGGAGAAACAGCTAGAGCAGCTGTTGAACCGAGGGTTGGAGAATTCTTCCAGTGAGTTTAAAAAGACCCCTTCTTCTGGTGCTTTAGGCACTATAGTTGGTGAACCAAATTTTACCGGAGATGTTAGAGGTAGGGTACACGGCATACCTCAAAAAATAAAAATAGAAGCTAAAGTCGGTTATGGTGGAGCTAAACAAATGACCGTCTATAAGGAGTGGTTTGATAAGATTGCTGAGGAAGCTGCACAAGATTATTCTATACCTCTAGTAGCTTGTAGGTTTTCTGGTTCTAGAGGAGGCGTACAAAATTTTATAGCTATGGATATAGATATATTTATACAGCTGATGAATTTGATTTCACAAATGCAAGAAGATTTAGATACTGCTTATGAAGGAGAGGAATAATATGGATTTAGATGAAAAGTTTTTTGAATATTTAACAGAAAAAGGATTCAATGAACGTTGGTTTTATCTGGCAAGTTTGCAAAATTTATTGCTATTCGTTGTATCTGGTTTTCCAAATAATATAGTAGCCAGTATGACGGGACTTGGAGAAGAATATGTAGAAATAGCCTGTCAAAACTTTTTAGGTTTTAGTGGTTGGGAAGTTGATTTAAACTATAGTCCTTGGTATAAGTATAAGAATAATCTCTTGACAAAAGAAGAAGATTCTGATATAATAGAGATATGCGAGAAGTACAGCAAATACCGAAAGGAGCTAGAAGAGTACTATGACAACGAATAATCTACCAGATTTTGATGAAATGTTTGCAGTTACTGTTCAGATTAAAGACTTGACTTATAGAAAATTAATTTTAGAGAATGAAATTTCTGAAGGAGAATCAAAAGCAATTGAATATAATATGGAACATAAAGAAGTAAATGGTAAACCAGCTTCTATGGAGTATGCTAAACTGGTATGGAAACCAGTTGGCTTGAAAGGTGAGCTGGTAGGAAAGAGAGCTGAATTAGCTCTAGTAGAGTCTAAATTAGCCGAAGCTAAGGCATTATTTGATGTCTATAAGTCTATGATTGCCGTATGGCAAACAGATTCAGCAAATAAAAGAGCAGTTTCATTATGATTTTATTATCAGCTTCCTCCATTAAAGACTTCATTGCTTGCGAAAGGAAGTATTGGTATCGTAGGTTTGCAAGTGATCTTGCAGAACCAAGTGAAGCTCTTATTAGGGGAAAAATTGTACACGAAATTATTGAAAAATATTGGGATAATGAAGAAGCTGGGTTTCTTTATTTATCAAGTCTAGTTGATAATACGTTTGATTCAGTAAAAGCACACAGGCATTTAGATTCTTTTTATAATAATTTTAGAAATCTTTGTGGGAAAGACGATTCTATAGAAGAAAGATTTAAAATAAATTATATTAATGAGACAAATGAAAAAGTAAATGATGTAAAAATAATTGGAATGTTTGATAGAGTACTTCCAACTGGAGTTATATTTGATTGGAAAACTAATAGAAGTACTCCAAAGAGTTTAGACAATGATCCACAATTTCTTTTATACTATCATGCTTACCATACGTTGCACAATAAACCACCAGCATCTCTTTATTTTGCATCTCTTACATCTTCTAGGCTAGTGAGATTTAACTTCGATCCTTATAAACTAGATTTATTATTATATGAAATTATTCCAAATATGTTAAGAAATATTAGAGAGAAAATTTTTCCACCTTCTGGAATATTTAAATATAATACTTGTAGTTTTTGTCCATTTAAGGAACACTGTCATAAATATTTAAAATTGGAGAAACCAAATGAGTTGGATAGTACGGAATTTAATTTTAGATAGATGGATAATAAACTCAAGATTACATGAGACTGTATATGATCCATATATGAAACTTCCTCTTATTTCTGAAGAAGCTGATGTAGATGATGCGTACCTTTTATATACAGATAATGATGATAAAGTAGGCGACGATATTGTATATACTTTTATGAACATAGAAGATGATGAATATACTTTACTTAAACAGGTAGAAGAAAAAATAGAAGAATTAGTTAATAGCGGACAAATTTCCGAATTAGAATTAAAAGTTATACAAAAAGTATCAGATGGAAACTCATATAAGGAGGTAGCTGAAATATTAAATATTAGCAGAATTTCTGTAAGAAAAATTTTTAGCACATCATGTAATAAAATTGCTTTTGCTTTGGGAGGAGTGTTTACAAATGAAGGATATGCAGAATATATAGCAGATAAACACGGTCTTTCAGACCAAAAGATAGAGGAAATGATGGAGCTATTGGAATCAAATAGGAGATTATAAAATTTTATGGCTAAAGAAAAATTAGTACTTCGTTGTATACATAGACACACTATAGAAGAACACCCAAAATGTTTTAAAAAAGGTCTGGTAAAATACGATTTTAAAAGTGATAGAGATTGGGAAAAGAAAACAGGAGTACCTTGGTATCAATTTCCCGGTTATAAAATAGGATATTTTGATATTGAAACAGACAACTTATTTGCTGATTTTGGTATTATGTTAACTTGGTGTTTGAAAGAAAAAGACGGAAAAATTTACCACGATCAAGTAACTAAAAAAGAATTGTTTAATGGAGAAAGTGATAAAAGAATTGTTAAAAGTTTATTAGATAAAATGAAAGAATATAAAATAGTTGTAGGATATAATTCAGATAGGTTTGATATTCCATTCCTACGTGCAAGAGCAATGAGACATGGATTTGAATTTCCCGGTTATGGAGAATTATATACTTGGGATTTATATTGGACAGCTCGTTCCAAGTTACGACTAACTAGAAAAACTTTAGATAATGTATGCGATTTCTTAGGTATCGTTGGTAAAACCCCAATTAGTAAAGATGATTGGAGAGCTGCTAAATACGGAGATGAAAAGGCACTAAAAACTGTGCTAGAACATAACAAAGGAGATGTTGAAATTTTAGAAGAATTACATAATAAAATAGAATTTACTAGAAAGTGGATAAGGAGAAGTGTATAATGTCAAATAGCCTAGAAAAAGAATTTGAAAGTCATAACGCTTTTACTTATATCACAGAAATGTCTCTAAAAAAAGAAGAGAATGGAAAATGGTACGTAAAACAAATAATCACACAAAGTTACAGTGATGATTTAAAGTCTTGGGAGAAAGTCAGTACCGAATTCGAGGCTAAAAGTTTTAGTTTAGAAAAAGCAATTGCAGAAGTATCCGTACTTTCTACTCTTTATTTACAGGCTGTTGATTATAATTTATTTTCAGAATCCGATTTAGAACTTGAGGAAGGAGATTATCTACAGTAATGGCTATAATCCGTACTGATAAACAGCTCAGAGAAAGACCAGAACATGATTTTTATCCTACACCACATGGTCTTGCTAGGGAAGCTCTTAAATTAATTTACCCTTGGGGTATAGGAGAAATAGTAGTAGACCCCGGAGCTGGTGAAGGTAATTGGGGTAAGGTACTTAGAGAATTTACTAGCAAACCATATTTAGTTGGCATTGATTTAGATTTTAAAGAAAAACCTTACGGATATGATGATTGGCGTTTTGAGGATTTCTCAGATACAAACTTGTTTTATGCTGATACTATTATTGGAAATCCTCCGTATAAACAGGCTGAGATGTTTGTCAGGAAAGGTTTGAATATGCTTAAGCCCGGAGGTTATCAACTCTTTCTACTTAGAATTGCTTTTCTTGCTGGACAAAAAAGAGGAGATGGTTTATGGAAAGAACATCCACCTTGGAAAGTTTGGACTTGTTCTAGACGACCAAGTTTTACACCGGGAGATAGAAGAACAGGAGATACAGATTTTGCTATCTTTCTGTGGAAGAAAGGACATCAAGGAACATTTGAGGGAGATTGGTTATCTTGGGAGTATGATGAAGATGAATAAAATAATCATTTCTAGAATACCTAATTTAAATGTTTTAATTATAAAATTAGTACCGGGAAGTAGATTTTTTATTTCAACTAAAGACAGCTTTATTATTAGTATTCCCAATTTATCTGCTCTAATAAAGCACTTAATAAAAGGAGGCTTTATAAGTATAAAAGTTTTAGAAGGAATAATATCTGAATTAAAGGAGTAAGTATGCTAAAAAGGATAAAGTTTAAGAAACAAAAACCAGAAATAAATGAATGGCTTTTTCCTAAAACTACTACTATATTAGTTTCTGGAAAAGCTGGGGTAGGTAAGACAACAGTAGCTAATAATCTACGTAATTATTTAGATGCTGAACAAATAACTCCATACGCTTTAGTAGTTCCTTTTGCTTTGGGAGTAAAAGAAGTAGCTAAATCTATGGGTTGGGATTCAAAAAAAGATACAAGAGGAAGAAAATTATTACAAGATATTGGAAACTTAGGAAGAGAATATAATGAAAATGCTTGGGTAGATTATCTTATGGATTATATAGGAAACAATCTACCACAAGAAATGATTGATATAATAATAATTGATGATTGGAGGTTTCCAAATGAATCTGATTATTTTTTGAATAGACCTGAATTATATACAACATTTATGATTAATGTTCAATCTCCCAAAAGGGAGGTATTAAAGGGTACTAGCTATTACAAGGATGTTTCTGAAACTTCTTTAGACGGCTATAATAAGTTTAATTATATTATAGAAAATCACGGAACATTAGAAGATTTAGAAACAAAATCGGTCAATGTCTTATATGACATTATAGAAGAATCTAAGAAAGGAGGTAAACCATGACACCAGAACAATTAGTACAACTGGTTGCAGTACTTTTGTCCCTGTTAGTAGCATACATTCCCGGCTTTTCTAAGTGGTTTGATGGACTATCTTTGTCAAAGAAACTACTTTTACAGGCTGGACTTTTGGCTCTAACGGTGGCTGTAATGTACGGTCTATCTTGTTTAGGTCTATATGCTGTCTTTGCTTGTACTTGGGCAGGAGTTTGGGCAGCTGTAGTTCTTTGGGCAAAAGCATTGTTACTAAATCAGGGTATTTATCAGACATTGGTACGTTTGCCAAAGAAAGCTTTAGGAAGAGAATAACTTATAGTATTGGGGGTAGTACAAGCCGCATTCCTGTATGATGGAAGTGACCCTTATTAGACTACCCCCAAGAAAGGATTAATATGAAAGGATTGGATTTTGATGATATTCTACTATTACCAAGAGGATCAACAGTAAACTCTAGAGATAGTGCAGATATATCGGTACAATTGGGAGAGGATTTAACTTTAGATATACCCATCATAGCATCGCCAATGAAGGGAATAGTTAGTGTTGGCTTAATAAAAGAAATGGATAAATTGGGTGGAATAGGAATTTTACATAAATTTTATGATGATTGGGAACAGTGGAATGAGGATTTAGTCTCATTAAAGAATGTAAAATTTGGAGCAGCTATTGGATTAAATGAGGGTTCTAAATCTCAAGTTGCTATTAATCATGGTGCTAAAATTCTATGTATAGATGTAGCTAATGGTTATTTAGAAACTGTTTTGAGATTTACGGAAAAAGTATCTGCTTATATTGCTAATGGTAACTTTGATACTTTACTTATGGTTGGAAATATAGTAACAGCAGACGGAGCTAGAAACCTATCTTTAGCTGGTGCTGATCTAATTAGGGTTGGTATAGGCTCTGGAAACCTATGTACTACTAGAAATGTAACCGGAGTTGGTATGCCACAATTGACAGCTATAAAAAATACCAGCTCTATAAATGATAAATATAATACCCTTCCTAGATTTATAGCAGATGGAGGTATCCGCAATTCGGGAGATGCTGTGAAAGCACTTGTCTTTGGTGCTGATGCAGTTATGCTTGGCTCTCTATTAGCTACTACCTATGAGTCAGCTAACAACGGCATCATATATGGCATGGCTAGTAGACGTATGCAGGATGAATACTATCACGGTATCAAGTCAGTTGAGGGGATAGAACAATCGGTTACACCTGTTCGCCCTCTTGCAGAATTTATTGATGAATTCACTTATGGTATCAAATCAGCTTGCACATACCTCAATGCACCCAATCTTAGAAGATTAAGAAATGCCAATTATGTAGAGGTTAGTCATAATTCAATCAAGAAACTTTAATGTTATATTAATCTTATTTTAATGTTTATGTGGTATATTTAACACATGAAGGTACTAGTTGCTTGTGAATTTAGCGGAATAGTGAGGGATGCCTTTAGCAAAAAGGGACATTATTCTATGTCCTGTGATTTTCTAGACACTGAGAGAGAAGGCAATCATTATAAAGGAGATGTCCGAGACATTATAAACGATGGTTGGGACATGATGATTGCCTTCCCTCCCTGTACCCATTTAGCTTCAAGTGGTGCTAGATGGTTCAAATACAAACAGAAAGAACAAAAAGAAGCTCTTGATTTTGTAAGACTATTGTTAGATGCACCTATCAAGAAAATAGCACTAGAAAATCCAGTAGGAGTGATCAGTACTAAGATAAGGAAACCAGATCAGATTATTCAGCCTTGGCAGTTTGGACATGACGCAAGTAAGCGTACTTGTTTGTGGCTAAAGAACCTACCGCTATTAGCTCCCACAAATATTATTATAAAAGAAAGGTATGCTAATCAGACTCCTAGCGGACAGAATAAATTAGGACCTTCACCAGATAGAAGTAAACTTAGAAGTATTACTTATCAAGGAATAGCTGATGCAATGGCAGAACAATGGTAATTGTCCTAGTAGCTTAATGGATAAAGCAACGGTCTTCTAAACCGTAGACTATAGGTTCGAGTCCTATCTAGGACGCAAAGGAAAGGAAAATGAAACCACTAAAAGAAATAAAGAACAAGAAAAGGTTTGTTATCAGAACCATTAGAAATGGAAAAGTAAAAATTTTTGGGTATTGGTTTAAACCAAGAGAGGAGTATAATGGAGAATTAGACGGACAAAGATGGGCATTTGGGATTTATCGTTCTGGAAATTTAATGTTAGGTATTGTTTATCTTTGGGGTACAGAAGAATTATATAATTCTATAGACGATTTAGATCAGTACACAGCATTATATAAATCGTTACCAAATTTAAAAAATGGATTTTTTCATTGGAGTTGGTGGGATGTTATTGAACAGGAGATAGAATGAAAATCGTGGAATACCTTATTATAGGAATATTAATACTTACTTTACCTGCACAATGGTTAGCTTTGAAAATTTCAGATTTTATTTTATGGATACAATTATTAATTAAAAGGAGATGGAATGGAAGCTAAGGATGAAATTTTAGCAGAGGAAATAAGAACAAAGATAGACGAATTAAACCATCTTATACACGAGTCTATTAGAGATAGAGGGTTACGAGTTGATATGGAAATAAATGAGTTTTTTATAGCAGGATATAGAGAAAGATTAACACAAATAGATTGTAGAATTTATAAGGAGGTGCTATAATGTACAAAGAAGTTTTAAATGCTAAGAATTTTGGTAAAGAAGAGTTATTAGAAAGACCAAATGTAGTTGGCGTAGCTGTTGGTAAAAAAGTCACAGATGGGGAAACTACAGATGATCTTAGCGTGGTTGTATTAGTAGAAAAGAAATTAACTCCCAATGCTTTAACAGAATTAGATTTAGTTCCTCAGTCTGTTTTGGGAGTGCCCACTGATGTTGTTGAAGTAGGTAAGTTAGAAGCTTTAGTTGATCGTAAAGCACGACATAGACCAGCACCCGGAGGAGTAAGCATAGGTCACTTTGCTATTACTGCTGGTACTTTAGGAGCTGTTGTATTGGATGCCATTACTGGAGAAAGGGTTATTCTTTCTAATAACCATGTGCTTGCTAATAGTAATGATGCCATGATAGGAGATACCATTATTCAGCCGGGTTATTATGACGGTGGTAGAACAAGTACAGACACTATTGGTTATTTATTGAGATTTAAAGAAATTGATTTTGGCGAAGAACCTGCTGACTGTCCTATTGCAGAAGGTAGTGCTAAAGTATTAAATTCAGTAGCTAAGTTTGTAGGCTCTAAGCATCGTTTGAGTGCAGCTAGGATTCAAGCAGGTGCTGTAAACTATGTTGATGCCGCATTAGCACAGCCAATTAATGATGGTGCTATATCAAATGAGATTTTGGACATTGGTGTAATTGATGGTACAGTCTCTCCATATATTGGTATGTTTATTCGCAAGTCGGGCAGGACTACCGGATATACTCATGGTAGCGTATTAATGTTACATGGTACAGTTAATGTTAGTTATGGTGGAGATAGGATGGCTAGATTTGAAGAACAAATTATTGCCGGAGCTATGTCTGCTGGTGGAGACTCTGGATCGTTAGGAGTTGCTGAAGAAGAAAATAAAGCTTTTGGTTTGTTATATGCAGGTTCATCTCAAGCTACTATTTTTAATCCTATTGATAAAGTTATTGAAGCTCTAACAATTAAATTCTAAAAGGAGAAATGAAAATGGATACATGGATTGGAGATTGGATAGAGGATAAAAATAAATTAAAAGATTTGACAGAACAGCGTGCTGTAGAAGATGTTTGGGCTATGCACTATAGCCCTGATTATACAGATAGAGAAATGAAATATGCTATGAAAGTAGCATCTAAACATCTTGGTTTAGATTCAATAGAGTTTATCGCATTACTACAAGTTAATTACAATGCCTATAAAGTGTCCTAGATGTAAAGGCTGTGGTGTCTATAAAACAATAGACAATAAGATATATATAGCTTGTGGTTTTTGTCAAAAATATTATCATATAAAACCCGGAGGAAATTATGAAGTGTCCGATAGATCGTGGGATACTAAAAGAGATAACAGTGTACGGAGAAACGTACCTGATGTGTAGGGACTGTCAAGAATCTGGAGAGAATACTTATTGGAAATTTCCAGAAGATAGTGAGAGTTATTTTGCAATAGAGAGAATAGAAGATATTGTAGAATATAAAAATGAAATAAGGAGAAAGTCTTTAAAGAAATACTATAATGTTACTGATGTAGAAGATGAAGATTAAGAATAGAAATAGAAATAAAAGAAAAAATCCAAGAGACAGGATGCAAGTTGATAATAGAAACATCTTTCAACTTGAACGTATCAAAAGAAAAAGAATAGATCAGATAAGGAAAAAACAAAGGAAACAAAAAGATGAAAGAGTCTCTGCTGGAGAAATTGATTGGGAATGAGTTTCATGTTGTTGGGGACGGCAGATGGGCAACTACAGAGGAACACGACTCCCTTGTAATTGACAGGGAGCGTGACCTTTTTTTCTGGAATAGCAAATCTATTTATGGTAATGCCATTGATTGGCTTACTAGAATAAAGGGATATTCTTATTCTAAAGCTATTAGCTCTCTAGATAATGTGGATAGAATAGTATTATCATCTATGATAGAAGAAAGAATTTCTGAGGAAGATATACCTATTCATCCAGAGTTGGTAGAATTATTCTGGCAGGATGGTAAAAAAGAAAGAGAATATTGGTATAGTAGAAAACTAACAGATGAAACTATCGATCTATATAAATTAGGATACCACAATGGGTGGTACACTTTGCCAATTTTTATTAATGGTTATTTCAAAAATTTTCAAATGCGTAAAGATAAACCAACCAAAAGAATTTTACCCTACTATAGAGGAGTAGGTCCGCTATTAGTCAATGCCGATATTTTAAATTATGTGGAATGTGTAGCAATAACTGAAGGACCAGTAGATGCTCTTTTACTTACACAAGAGGGTTTTCCAGCCATCAGTCATACAGGAGGTTCTCATGGTTGGAAGAAAGAATGGTATAAGTATTTTATATATCAAAAAGATATTTTTGTAATTGCAGATAATGATGCAGCTGGAAAGAATGGTGCAAAGAAAATTGCAGAACAATTGGGCGTATATAAAGTAAAGATACTTATGTTTGATGACAAACCAGAAAGATATGATACAGTAGACTTCTTTAAAGATGGAAACACTATTGACAAATTTAAAGAAATGTTGTATAATAACTCTAAGTATGTATTTGAATTAGGATAAAGAATGGTGAGTAATGAGCAAACCAAACAATAGAGACAGACGATGGTATCAGTACCGTATAATTCAACTGGAAGAGGACAACCAGCGGTTGCGTGGGCTGTTGAGGGAAATAAATCAGACCGTGAAGATATGCCCCATTTGTGGAGCGGAAAGATGGTACTGGGATATATCGGGAGCTGATAAGAAGGTACGGAGGGGTAGCAAAATAGCACACCACGATTACTGCGAGTTGGCAAAGGAGTTGAGTGATGAAACTTGAAACGTATTTGGATGCGATGGTGCAGATTTATGCCGACATAATCCATCTTGAAGGTGCTAGATTATCTTATGAAACAGAAGTATGGAAACATTTATTTGGGAAACGTAAACGCCAATACCGTGCCTTCCGCGACCGCATACTGCGGATGGATGTGGAGAAGGATATTGAGATTGCATCTCTCGCTGATTGTGTGGAAGAAGGTGATGCTGCTATCGAGATGTACGAAAAGGAACTAGCCGAGAAGGATGCCGAAAACCAGCGATTGAGGGAGGCATTAGAGGTATATGCCAACCATGACAATTGGGATACAGAAGCAGTTGCTCATGACATGGAGACTGGTGATTTTCCTGACGTGAATGGCAATACTCCAACCGTAGATATTCGCATTGAGCTTGGTATTCCAATAGTCTGGAATTGGTCGGATGAGGGATATAGTCTTGCGGAGAAGGAGTTGAGTGATGGGTGACTTATCTAGAGCGTGGAAATATTCCGCAAAGATTTACAGAGATTTCTATAATTTGACAATGACACAAGCTAAAGAGTGGAAAGGT